GTTTATTCGTGTATTTATAAAGAATTGTAAGTAAAAAGTTATAAATATAATGGTTATTAACAGGTTTATTAACAATATGTGATAAATATAACAAAATGTAAAATAATTTAAAAAAAAGTAAAAAGAATATAAGTAAAATAGTACGGATAGGGGACTCTCTTCTGTAAAATACCAACGCTACACAGTCACGCATATAAATTCAATAAACCAATTATAGTTGATTACTTCTTACTGTGTACACTTAATCACTATAGTATTAATACTACATTAATATAATTATAATATTGTGATTCGTTAAATACTCGCTAAAATCAAACCAGTTTATTTATAAGTTATTGATTATTAGTTAGTTATATTTTAAATTGGTACTCTTGCTTAGAGTAGCTTTATTAAATTGGTTCGTTTGAAGCCCAAAAGAATAGGTTTGTAAAAAAGGTGAAAGTTTTTGAAAGATTAAAAGGTAAAACACACCCCCACCCCTTATAAATAGGCGTTTTTCTTTGCGTGATGCGATCCTCCAGGTGGGGGGGTTACCCACCCCCCAATTATTTCTCACTACATTTATAATGTTATTGAATCATTTCTCCTTATTTTTCTACGCATTTCATTAAAATTGATTCTAAATCTTCATTTCTTATAGGAAAGTACTACTTTGTCTCACTTTCACACACGGTGGAGACAATACATAGAAAAGTTATTTCGTAACACGTAATCTATTAATTTCAGTATTTATAAGGGTTAACAAAGGAATAGCGTAACACAGTAAATGATCTAAAAAGATAATTACGTAATACGTAATAGTAAAATAGCAATATTTTTTTATTTCGTATTACGTAATTTATTATATTTGGTTAATTAATTATCGTTTAGCGTATTACGTAATATAATAGATGTTATTTCGTAATACGGAATAAATAACAATGTAATATATAATTATGATAACTGAGGAAGAATATTTACAAGCTTGTTTGCTTATTATACAATATAAAAAGCAACAGAAAGAATATAATGATTCTGTTAAGAAAGATTTAAACATTAAGTTTTTTGAACCTAGAAAATACAATTTAGATTCGGTTCTTGGTGATTGTGATTTGTCTGTAGGTACAATAAATTGTTTAAAGAATTTAGATTTTGGTTATGAAACAAAGTTATCAGAATGTATAGGTTTAGAAAAGAGTAAGTTATTAAGGATTCGTTGTTTTGGGATAAAGAGGGTTTCTGAATTTGAAAAACTTTTGAATTCGGTTGGAATTTTTCTTTTATAAATTATTTAATTTAAATATGAAGTGCGATGGGTAATGTAAGTAAGTATGAAGGGGGATCGATTATAAAATCATTTCGATTACCAAAATTAAGATTTGACGAAGCGAAAAAGGGAATTGAAATGTATTTGAAAAGATTTGAAGATAAGAAGCAATTAAATACTATGAGTCCACTTACTCTAGAGGAAGCTTTTGAAGATAAAGTGAATGTTGCGGAATTGAAGTTTATGCAGAAAAAAGAATATTATGAAGAGAAACCAACGCTTGTGATTGACAACAAATGGCCTACTGGGGAGAGTCCAGCTACCAAGCTTGAGATTAATATGGATATTGTTGCTGAGAATAAGTTTTTAGAAAAGGCCAAGAAGATGGTTGTTCTTGATGATGAAATGGGGCAATATATTAAGCCATCAAAAAAAACAATTCCATCAGATTTAAAAGAGAAGTTAAAGGAATTGGATCCAAAGATTGTGGTTCCGGAGGTTAGGGCTTATGAAAAGGATGGTTCAATTTATTATCCTTGTGGTTGTCATTTGGGTTTGGATAAGTTTTATCGCAATATTCCTCATTGTACACTTGGTTACAGTAAGGAGCATAAAGAAAAGTATGGCATTTAAAATTTTATTCTGAAAAGTAAATTATGGAAATAATCTCTCTTTTAAATGAGCAAATAAAAAAAAGATTTTTGGCAAATTCAGCTATTGAAGCAATTGAGTCTAAAGTAAGATTTACGACAAAAAGTCTTATTTTAAAAAAATACAAAGAAAAAAAATTGCTAAAAAATGGATTGGAATTTGAATTAATTGGTGTTAAAGTCAACTTTAACAATTGGAGAAGTGATAGTCTTTCTGTTTCAAAGATAGACGTTGAATTAGCGTATTTCTGTACATCAAAACTTCCTAAACACAAAAGAGAAAAATTAGAAAAAGTAAAAAAATATTATTTGGAAAACGAAAGATTAGAGTGGAATAATTATGAAATACCAATATGGGAAGGACTTAATTATACTTTACAATTAGAGGATGTTTTAAAGGGGAATATCAATTTAAGGATAGAATGATAATGAACGACAATTTATTACACATTTGTAAAATTGGACAAGGAGCTGCTTGCTGCAAATATTTATTGATTGGCACTGGTGGTTTTGAATGTGCCAAAGCTGAAGGGTATAAAAAATTGATTGATGATAATTGGAATGAGCATAAAACGGCTCAAGGAGATAATTGTGATGGTATTGTGAAAGAAGTTTTAAGGGAACAGGATGATCGGTATAAAAAAGAAAACTATGAATAAAGAATTTGTGCCTATTGAAGAGTCTTTGGCTTTAAAAGAGTTGGGTTTTGATGAACCTTGTTTTGCGTTTTATGTTCCTTTATTAGATGGAACTTTTGAACTTGAGATTAAAATTTGTCAAACACATGGAAAGAAAATAATTTTAGCTCCATTATGGCAACAGGCTTTTAGGTGGTTTCGAGAAAAAGGATTTGACTTTTATATTCAATATTATGTACATACTTCAGTTAAATATTATGAAGTTCATTTACGTGAAGAAGGTAGTCAATATGTATTTGGTAAATCATTAGCACATGAAGAAGCAGAATTAGCCTGTCTTAGAAAACTAATCGAAATTGTGAAAGAAAAGGTAAAACTAGAAAATTAGTTTAATGAACGTAATAATTATAGAAAACGCTGCTTATTCTGTTACTAAACCAGAACTTAGGAAAATTAGAAAGATTCAAAGGCAATTGAACTTTATCCAGGAAAAGGATTATCCAAATTTTAGAAAAGAAGAATTGGCTTTTTCGGATTATTTAACCCAAAAAGTAGAAAGTGGGGAATATAAGTCTTTGGGGGCCATTCAATTCGATTTTAGATTATAAATATAATTTTTATAAAAATTTGTATATATTTGGGTGTTAAAATGTTAAATATAACAATATGGATACTATAGTTTTAAGTTGTTTTTTTCTTTTTAAGGTAGGAAAAAAGTTGAGTTATGGCGATTTTCAAAAACTTAAGGTAAAATTGTCTGAAGAAAATAAAAAAACAGTTGCATCAAGCGACAAAGTTCTTCATTGTGATTTGGGAGGAAACTTTATGAGTGTTCATGCTTCACAAGACAATATATTAGATTTAACACAAAATGTAGCAGAAATATTAATTGAAATGGAATATTATCCGGATCTTATATCCAGAGATTTTCCAAGCGGAAGTTCTAAAGATTGGGCTTTTTTAAAAAAAGCAATAAAACTTAGTCTAAAATTTTATGAAGACCGAAAAAAAGAACTCACAACTAATAATTGTACCTGTATGATGCGAGAAGGTAAAATGCATCGTGGAATGCAAGGAATTAGAGAGAATATGAAAATATGTGATAAAAAAGAAGAAGAACATTTTTTTATTAAAGAATAAAGAGAACTTAACATTGGACAAAACAGAAGAAAAAATAAATCTTAAATATTGTTCCGGCTGTGATAGTTGGTTGCCAAAAACAGAAGAGTTTTTTAGAAAAAGATCTGTGCAGCCACATCTTTTTAGAAGCGGATGCAAAAAGTGTACTGACAATAAATACAGGAATCCAGAATATCACAAGCAGTGGTATGAAAAAAACAGTGAATCGGAGAAGCAAAGGTTTCGTACTGCCTATCATAATAATCTGGACAAAGGCCGTGAAAGGGTTAGAAAATCATATCTTAAACATAAGGAAAAATGCCAGGCGTACCATAAAAAGAGAAGTGAGGATTTGGTTGACTCTTTGATTCGAAATAGGATTGTTTCGAGTTCACTAGGACTCACCCAAGAGGATATTACACCACAAATGATCGAGACAAAAAGACTAATCACACAATTAATTAGGCAATTGAAATGATTAAAAAGGCTGAATTTAAATGTTGTACAGGATGCAATATTACATATCCACGCAATGAAGAGTATTTTTTTAAAAATGTCATTAAAAAACCTTTAAAAAATGGTAGCATTGGATCTTGGAATAGCTTCCAGTCTATATGTAAAAAATGTAGTTATATTCAAAAAGCATTAAGACATAGGAAAAAAAGGTGTTTGGAAATGGGATGTGAACTATCACAATTTGAAGAGTTTTCAAAAGAAAAAATGGCTGAGAAGTTGAGAAAGGATCCAATTGCAAGAAACAAATTGACTCTTGGACAGTATAGAAATTTTTTAAGCAGTGGTGAAAAAGATGCTGAAGCTTATCTGAAAAGATTGGAAGAAAATATTGTTACAAGAGACAAAAGGATAACTGATATTGCCAAGGGCAAACGAAAGTATTTTACGGATGAAGAGCGAAGATCTGCTATGCGGCAATACAGCAAGAACCAACAGGATAAGGTGACTAATTCTTATGTGGTAAATTCAGTTATGAATTTAAGGATTGGTGATGTATCAAAAGAAATAATAGAAACAAAAAGACTGGTAATTCAACTAAAAAGAGAACTAAATATTAGATAATTATGGAAGATAATAAAGAAAAAAGGAGCCTTGATTTTGAGGTAAATACAGCTGGCGACTTAAACAAAATGTTGACTGGTCTTTTAATGGATGTACGAAGAGGATCCGTTCCACCAGAACAGGCTAAAGTGATTACTTTGGTAGCTGACAAGATTAATAAGAATAATGTCAATATCCTGGAGTATAAAAAAATGACTAAACACAAAAACGATTTGGATTTCTTTGATCAACCAACAGTAAAAAAATCCAAAAAAGACAAATAATGAACAAATCTGAAGAAGCGGTTAAGAAAATCGATTTATTGTGTGACTCAGTTAGTAATTGTGATGCAAATGATTTGCAAAAAGTAAAAATTCTCAATGAAATTAGAGAAGTTGCTTTATTGATGATGGAAGCACACTTGGTAATTGCTAGGTGTAAAACGCTTTTAATAGAAAACGGTATTTTTTCTGAAAAATAAACCATGAGGTCAAAAATTAAACAAAGAATTGAACAAGATAGAGGCCGATTCGATATAGACTTTTTTGAATTTTCGTTTTTGGTTGAAGCCTGTATTCCTCCAAGGCCAATTGCTCGTGCGATGTTTTGGGATGATGTGATTGACAAATATTACCATGTATTGACACAAGACGAACGGGATCGTCTTTTTGATTGGATTAACAGGTGTTCTGGAATGGAACACAGTTTGAAAAATAAAGACGAGAACTGTTTGCTATTTAATGCCAGATTTGACAAGGATAATCAATATGTCGCTAAGACAAATTTTAATGACGAAATTAAAGAATATGACTGTTTTAAGTGGAAAGAGGAATACTATATATCCAAAAGACAATCTATAAGTAACGAATATATTATTGAGGTGATTAAAAAATAAACCTATGACAACAAGATTCACCTTGACAATAGAGCGTTTCAATAATTTGATTAATAAATTTGAAGTAGGCAGCGACAGATATAGATTTCTTTGTTCGGAAAAATATAAATATATTCAAGAGTTTTGATTATGGAAAAAGATCCCAAACTTCCAAAATGTAAACACGAGTTTAAAGTAGTTGGATTTTGGAGATTTAAAGACGTTCACTCTAAAGAAATAGAGTGTACTAAATGTAAAATGCGAAAAATAGTTTAAAATGAATTTATATACTGTTTACGACAGTCCAACCGATTATCCTAATACATACGTTGTTCGTAGGTGGGAAGTTGTAGCCAGTAATAATAAACCTGTTGCAATGGAGGTTTTTATGGTTGATGCTGATTTGAATAAAATTAGAAGCAAACTCCGAGAAAAGGGATTAGTTGCACTGCATAGAGACGAAAGCGATGATAAAAAAATAGTTGAAACTTGGATTTAATTATGATAGCAGCAACCGAATTAAGACTTGGAAATTATGTAATTGTTGATAATCATAAATATCATCCGGATTTAAAAGACATTCCATTAAAAGTAATTTCTGTTAGTGATTCTAGGAACAATCAACATTCAATAGGATTGAATCTTATTTTTAAGGATAAACCACCTTTTTATGGAACTTATGCACAGTGGGATAAATATATTATAGGAATCCCATTAACCGAACAGTGGTTATTTGATTTTGGATTTAAATACAATGGTTGGAATTATGATTTTGAAATCTATAGATTTCATGCACAAGGACGAAACGGTGAAGAATTTTACAATACGGAATTTTATATTAAAAGAGGAACTGAACATGTTTTAATCTCTTTCAATATAAAAACAGTCCATCAGCTACAAAATATTTATTTTGCACTCACAGGAAAAGAATTAGGTTTGAATAAAGGGAAGTAGATATTGGCAAATAGAGGTTCGAGTCCTCCGCTTCCCACAAGTTGACGATGTAACTTTGTTAGTATCTAACATACTGTGACAAACATAGAAAGTATTTTACTTTTAGTGACAAAATAGTTCAGTTCGCACTTGGACTCAAAAGAGTTGTTTTTCTTTAATTATATGGAAACCGAAAAGGGTTGGACTCTTTTTAGATACCGGTGAAAATTTTGAGAAGATAGCAATAGTTGAACGCTTTTAGTAGGAGAAATTTTATGTTCAACAACGGTCCATTAGCTCAGATGGTTAGAGCAACTGACTCATAATTAGTAGGTCCAAGGTTCGATTCCTTGATGGTCCACGAGATTGGTTCGATTCCAAAAACCCTTGTAGTGTAGGGAAGTCGATAGCCCTATTAGTCCTTAGAGGTTCGAAAGGATTGTAATTGGAGCAGCACTTTGCAAGGCGACAGCGGGAAAGACTGCGTTTTTTATTAAAATTAAACTGCTTAATAAAACAAACTATGGATTTAAAAAAATTAAATGAGGCACATGAAAAACTAAAAAAAATAGCATTTATATTAAAAAAATCATCGGCATCGGAAAGCGATAAAAAAGAAATGGAGCTTATTTTAAGTGAATTTTCTTATTTATTAGGTGGAGCTTATGGAAAAATAGCGGCTTACGAAGAGATATTCGAAAAACTGAAAATTCCTTTTAAATAATAAAAAATAAATTTATGAAACTAGAACTAAAACATATTTGTGGGTATATTCCTTATGGTTTGGATGCTATGATTGAAGACGTTGTTTGTGAAATCGAAGGGGTAGATTTACACGTAATTGAATCGGTAATTGCTGAGAGGGTGAATTATAAAGTTGATGAAATAAAGCCAATTTTACGGCCCCTATCGGATTTAAAAAAAGAGGAATGTTTTGATTTACATAAAGAATTATGTGAAATAATTGGTGTTATTCAATGTGAACAATTATTATTAGCTGTGCAACACAATTACGATTATGTTTTTAATTTAAAAAAATTAAATGCTTTAGAAGAATTTATGTATAAAAATCATTTTGATTGGCAATACAAACTTATTGAAAATGGTTTGGTAATTGATAGGAATACATTGATAAGTAAATAATTATGCAAAACGGAGATATTATTTATTTCAAATGCAAAAAAAGAAATATAGAACGCTTTTTTTGTTTAAAAATATTTACAGATAAAACAGAAATTATAGAATCTATCATAGAACAATTAGGAAGAGCTTATGATGATTTAGGACTTGTTTATATTGAAGAAAAAGAATTTTATAATAATGTAATTCTTCCTCAAACAAAAAATATTAGGGATGGAGACAGCAATAGTCCTATAGTGGGGGAAATGATAACTGATTTCTTTTAATAAATATGGCAATGAGGAGTAAATTTTCAATTGGACAAAGAATTGTGGCGATAGAAGATCATCATAATGGAAGTTTTAAAAAAGGAGAGGAATTCACGGTTTTAGATATTATTTGTGTATGCCTAACTTATGGAATTAAAATTAGAGAAGGAAATGTTCCAGCAGTAGTTTTTTGTACTCATGGAGTTCCTTGGATTATGAGGGGAGATTATTATGAACAATCTTTTTTTGCTCCAATACAGGAAGTCGGAGAAATGACATTCGAGGAAGTTATGGATATGGTGGAACCAAAAAAAAAGAAAATTGAAATCGAGATATAATTATGAAAAGACAAGTTTGGAAATATGAATTGCAAAACATGGTTTTTCAATTGGAAATTCCAAAAGGAGGAACCATATTAAGCCTTCAAATGCAAAAAGGAATCCCATGTATATGGATTCTAGTGGATATTGAAGCTGAAAAGGAATCACGCACTTTTGAGGTTGTCGGGACCGGAAATCCAATAAGTCACGAAGAAGGACAATATGTGGGAACTTTTCAGTTACAAAGTGGGGAATTGGTTTTTCACGTTTTCGAGGTTTTAAATAAAATAGAGAAATAATCATGGGCGAAAAACCAACACAAGTAAAGCCTGGACTTTATGCTGTTTTTTTTGAGCATCTAAAACAAATTGCCAAACAATATGGCTATAATTTAGTAATACATGGCAGTTTGCAGCGGGATTTGGATCTTATTGCTATTCCTTGGATAGACAATCCAAAAGACGAACAGGATATGATTAGTGAGTTTGAAGAATACTTAACAGGCAAAAAAACAGCAAGAAGACCCAATGGGGAAATTTTTTACAGCACCCTTCCGGGGGGAAGACACGCTTACACCATAGATTTAAACAGAGGAGACAAACACGGTGAATGGGTACGATTTGAGGATAGGGAATATTATCTTGATATTTCTGTTGTTCAATATATTGCCACAGAAATAAATCAAAATAGCTAATGGAAAAAGAATGTGATTTTTATTACAAATGTAAATCAAAAGACGGATTTCATTATTGTGGTGTAAAACTTTTATCCAAAGAGCAGGGAGATATTGACCTTTTTTTGGATCAAATAAATAATATGAATGCTAAATTCATCCAAAAAAAAGAATTTGAAAGAAATATAAAATATCCCTTAGAAATTGATGTGACGGATAATAACGATGATAATACTATTTTAGGAAAAGCGATTTATGGTCATATCACTAGATTCCAAGAAAGATTTTTAAAATTTCTGTTAGGTACAACTTATCTTTTGTTTGCACTTCAAATCATTTTTATTTATTGGGCCATTGATTATTTTTTGCATGGAAAAATATGGTACGGTTTATTTGAACTCGCCTGTAGCGGTTATGGAATTTATATGGGAATAACAAATTTAAAACACATTAAAAAAAGATGAAACATATAGATTTTATTCTTTGGATGATATTATTTCCTTTATCATTGACAATAGGCGATTATTTTTCCGCAAAAACTAGAAAAATTACAAGAAAACCAGAAAATAACTTTAGTAAAGATACTGAAAGTTGGGCTTATGCTATTTTAGGACTTATATGGGTATTTATTGGGTATCAACTTTTTTAATTATATTTGTTATACTCATATTTGCTTAGAAGCCCCTTTTGTTATCAGTAGTAACATTGGGGTTTTTTTGTATCTCTTTTTTTTGTTATTTAGTAATAGAAAACCATAAAAATTATAAATTATGAAAACAACAAGCGCTAATACCTTAATTGAAGTAGTGTGTGTTTGTCCATACTGTAAATCTTTTTTGGATATATTGGATGAACCAGGAGTGAAAAAATCTATGGATTGTGACAATAAAGCACAAAACTGTAATTTGGAAATAAAATGTTCCGAATGTGAGGAAACTTTTATAGTTACAGACATAAAAAATTAGTCAAAATGTTAAAAAGTTAAAAATATTTTATTCTTAATTACAACAGTATCAAATAATTATATATATTTGGTAAGAATTAGTACGTTAAGTATAATTGGCTATTTATGAAAACCTTGATTCCAATGACTTCCTTTATTTTGCTTCAAGAAGAGATAAAGAAAAAATATCGCTATAAAACTAAAGAGACATCAGATCGGATTTACAATTATACTCATTTATTAATAGCAGTACCCGAAATTTGGATGTTTTTGCCTTGTAAATTTATTGGTGATAATTGGGTTATTATGGATCCTGCGAAACCACCACATACTTTGTCTAGTGAAAATGCTAGTACTTATCTAAAAAAGTGGCGAAAAGAAAAAGAGGAATATCAAAAAGCCAAAGATAGGTGTCTGTTTGAAGGCTTTTCGCTTTATGATCTTAGATTTTCTCCAGGGAAAATGATTAAATTAAAAGATACAAATTTAAATATTTTTTGGGATAACGGGAACGGGGAATGGCAACTTCAAAACAACATTATAACTATAGAAGATTTGACTGGATTTAATTTAGAATTTACAGAAAATGCAGAAAGTATTTATTACGGCCAAGAAACAAAAAACATACTTTAGTTTTATAGTAGAAAAACTAAATGAATTGGAGCTTGGCGCTAGTTTTAAAAAAAGAGACTTTATAATCCATCACAGGTATAAATATGATTACTTTGCTGATCGGTCATTTTCGGCCATGTTTGTGAATGCAAAAAAACTAATTCCAGAAAAAAAGTTTAGATCCGTTAGAGGATCCATCACTAGAATACAGTAAACATGAACTACAAAAAAGCAACTTTATCTTTTGATGTAAATGGGAAACATCATGTTTTTACCGTCTATCATAATTTGGAATCTTTTGGGTTGCATATCGAGAGTGCCTATATTAATTGGATTCATAGAACAAAAAAAGTTACTGAAAAATCATTCTGCAATTATATAATGAGTAAGGATCCACAAATTGTATGTATGGGTGAGAATGATTATATTGATTTTTTAAATAAAAACAAAAAGAATGAGTGATTGGTATATTCTAAAAGATAAAATTCCGGTTAAAGCAAATAATATGTTGGAAGCTGCAATGTGGATGAATAATTTCCAAAACTGCATTGTTGAAAAAACGGAAATAGGAAATGTCAAAATTTCAACTGTTTTTTTAGGGCTTGACCATTCTTATTTTGCAGGACCTCCAATATTATTTGAAACTATGGTTTTTGGCGGAGAATATGACGAGCATCAGCAAAGATATACTACTTAGGAAGCAGCCGAAAAGGGACATAAATTAATTTGCGATATGGTGTTATTAACTTTTAGTATTGAACCGAAAGGATTAAAAAAAGTGATTATAGAAACTTTAAATTAGATAAAAATGGTAACTCCAAAATTATTTCAGTATGCGGTTCTGTGGCATCCAACAGAAAAACAAATAAAAGAAGATGGATTAAAATCAAAAGTTTTAATCGATATGAAAACCATATTATCTTCAGATCAACAAAATGTTTTAATGTCAGCGGCTATGGAAATTCCCACAGATAAAAAAAATGAATTGGATCAAATTGAAATTGTTGTGCGCCCTTTTTAGTTTGGAGTATTGGAACAACTAGAAGTGCAGGCGTGGGTACATCACAACCAACAGGCATTTTATCAGTAAGCAATACTCCACATACATTCACATCAAATATTGGCGATACAAATGTAATTAATTCCAACTATTTTAATGCTTCTAACATATTGCCAATTAATGCAGTAAATCAGTAAAAACATGAAAAAACGCCGTTTTCGATTTTATAGTTTTAATAGTGGTAAATCTTATCACCATTCATTGTATTTATTCGGAAAAGGTTGTTGGACTTTTTATTATTCAAAAAATATTTTAACCTTTCAAATATTGGGACGTGGATTAATATGTAAAAAAGTATTATCAAATAGTCCTGTATTTAGTGAAAGATATAAGCCTAGAAGAAGTATAAAATTAGGTAAATTACATTTTGCCTATATTCCAAAAAGAAGTGTTGAATAATGGAAAAATCAGTACAAGAGAGCAAAGTTACTTATGAAACAGCATATTTGGCTAAAGAATTAGGATTTGATGAAATCTGTTATTATCATTTTGGTTCTGACGGAACCGAATTTGAATCCCGGCATCCAACAGGATCTAAAAATTCACAATGGGTAAAATGTGTGGCTCGTCCCACACAGGCACACCTTCAAGCATGGCTTCGGGAAATTTACAATATTGATGTTGAAGTGTCAAGAGATTCAGAGGTTCATTATAAAAATGAAATTAGATGGATTTCTACTGTTTCCAACTGGAATGACATTAAAATAATAAAGACTCCTATAGCAGAACTAAAACATCCTAATCATTTTCATTATCGAGATAATAAATCTCACAAAGAAGCCTTAGAAGTAGGTTTACAAGAGGCTTTAAAACTTTTAAAACAAGAAATACCCAATAATATATAGCATATTAATTTTAAATAATAAGAAAATAAATGGTAAAAAATAACCTTTATGTTGAAATTTATTATATTTTAGTATTTTAAAAGTTCATTTAAAGGAAATTAACACAAGAATTTTGCCCCAAAGCATTAATTTTGAACACACTTGTTTGTTTTATTAGTTACATTTTTTTGAGTGAATTATCCAACTACTCGATAGTTTAGAGTAGTTGGATTAATTTTAAACATTATGGGAAAAACAACTATTTCTGGAACTACCCTTTTATGCCATAATTGTGGAGAAAAGCATGTTCTCACCTATCCAATTCCATTGACAGAATTTGTAGCAAAACTGAAAGCTTTTGATAGATTGCATAAAACTTGCATAAAAAAAATGACTTATGAAAATCCACGAACTTAAAATATACAAAGAATATTTCTCTTTGATTATCTCTGGATTAAAATCTTGGGAACTCAGAAAGGATGATCGTGATTTTGAGAGAGGTGATGAATTGGTGCTGAAGGAATATGATGGAAAAGAACTTTGTTATACAGGTCGATTTCTGCATAGAAAAGTAGATTATGTATTGAAAGGTGGACAATTTGGACTTGAAGAAGGATATGTTATAATGAGTCTTAGTAAAATATAATGGAAAAAATAAAAGATATATTAGCCCAAATAATTTACTTTTTAAGTGGAGTTGTTGGAGTAATATGCCTTTTAGTGGTATCATTACTCCTTTTTTTTTACTTCCTGTTTTTTATATGGATTATAGATCTTTTCTTTTATCTGTTAGGTGGAAGATTTATAATATTTCAATCTTTAATAAAAGCATTAAATTATTTCTGTGACAATAAAATATAATTTATGGCAACAATAATTGAAAAGAAAAAAAATTATTAGATATACAATAAATATGGAAAAATTGATTATTGAAGAACTATTTGAAATGTTTATCAAGGACAAACCAAATAAAGACGACAAGGAACAAATTGAAAGATTAAGAAACTTTTATTATGGAGCAATTGGAACTCTTGTGAGTTTTATTAGAAAAGAAAGTAGAAAAGATGTAATCATAGCTCCTTTAAAATTTATACAAATAGAACATGAATTGTGGGAACATTTCGAAAAAGAAATTTCAAAATATGAAAATAAATCCAAATAGATAATAAATATGGGAGAACAAATAGAAGTTTGGAAACAGCTTTATGATTTAAAAAACTATCGTATTTCAAATTTTGGGCAAATTAAATCTTTAGAACGGAACCTTTCAATTGGCATACGCAATGGGGTTGAATATTTTAGGGTTTATCCCGAAATAATTAAAGCCACCCGAACAAATGGGATTGAGCCGTTTTTATTTACAAGCATTGTAGTAACGGACGAAAAAGGTGTGAAAAAAAACCGCACAATTTACATTCATCGGGCAGTTGCCGACCATTTTGTTTATAAACAGGTACATATTAAAAAAGCCGAAAAGGAAGGGAAAAAAATATATGCTTCTCATATAGTGAAGGACTATGAAAACAATAGATATGATAATATCCGCTTTATAACGCAATTGGAATTGATACGTTCACAACCAAATAGATTAGCAAATCCAACAAAACATTGGAAAACGAGAAGAGAAAAATACAAAAATAGTTGGGGTTCTGCCAGTGAACCAAAATGGAATCCAACGAAAGCATGGGAAACTAAAAAAGCAAAAAAAGCAGAACACGATAAGGGAATAATAACATGAGCGAACAATTTGAAAACGACCTAAAAATCTTGGAAAGACTTAAGGAATATTTAGGAGAAAACGGGTATTTTAATTTAAAAGTCGTAGAAGGAAGAGGAATTTGTGGCCTTCAAAAATTTATATATACCGTTGGATTGTGTTATGGCATTGATGATATTGGATATAAAGGAAGATATTGTTATGAACACAAATATGCTATGGATGCTGCTCTCGCCATCGCTATTTGGGATGGAGAAGAAGATCCTGCGGGGCGATGGCTTAAATATAAAGGTAATAGAGGTGAATATCAAAATCCAAAATTGATGAATCAAGATGTTTAAGGTTCCAGAACAATATAGAATTAAAACAGGGTCATTGGCGTCAAGTGAAAGTGATGGTAATAATGGCCGTTTTTCTGTTAAAAGAAATGGATTTCAATATCATATTATAGCCACCGATATTGGAAAAGATGAACATGTGAGCGTTCATATCACAGTCGGGAAAAAACAAAAAACTCCAACTTGGGAGCAAATGTGCTTTGTGAAAGATTTATTTTGGGGAAAAGAAGATACTGTTGTACAATATCATCCACCAGAAAGTGAATATGTGAATCTTCACGAACATGTTCTTCATTTATGGAGGACACCTAAAAAAGAATTAAAATATCCATTGCAAAAGGGAAAAAATGATAAATAGAGAAAAATATTTTACAATTACAATATTAGCAGAATTTGATCCGGAAGAATTAAAAAATAATTTAATTCCAAAAAGCGAAGGCTTTATTTTGACTATTCCAAAAAAAATGAATAGAGAAGTCTTTTTTAATGAAAAAGGAGTTCCAAATGAAAACGGAAGTCAACTTATAAGTAGTTTATTAATGGATGCTTTGGCAGGAAATATTCATACAGCACATCAATTTGGATTTCAAGATAGCGCTGAACATTTTAGAGAAGTTATTTCCAGATTAGAAGACTTATTTGTTTCAAATTTTACAGTAAAAGCTAGTTTTGAAGATCATAAAGGTTGGTTAAAAAATAAAAAATAAAACTTTGTTTTATAAATTAAAATGGTAAATTTACGCCAATAAATTAATTTAACAATGGGAAAAGAACTTAAAAAATTTATGTTTGTGGTAGGATGTTCGCTTATGGTTTTATTAATAGCGGCAATAATAATTTTTATTAAACACAAATGAATAGCGTATATAGTAATGATAGTTATATAAAAGAAATGAATGAAGCTATGGAAGAAATGAAGATATTACGCTTTATGAATCCACAACATTCCTATCAAATAATCAGAAATGAAGTGACAAAAATTGTCAATACAGAAAAATTTCAAAAAGCGATTACATGTGGTTCTATTTCTAATTGTTCCTTTTGCTGCCATGACAAAATTATGATGGGAAAAGCAGAATCAGAATACATAAAAAAAGTTATAATAGATAAAAAAATAATTCCAAATAAACATAGAATTACAGTCCAGAACGGAAATACCACCCCCAAGTGGATAGACAAAGCCTGTCCAATGCTCCTTGATGAAAATGAAAAAGGACAAAGGCTTTGCTCTATTTATGAAGATAGGCCACTTATTTGTCGAACTCATAATAGTTCTATGGATCCACAACTTTGTAATAAAGAAAATGATCCAAAAAGAATTATACGTGAAGCTAAAATAGCCATATTAGATGCTTTCAGCTTCACTTCATTTGCACTAGGATTAGGTGCTGAATTAGATAAATATGCATCAAAAACAATGGTTTCTATGCATGAAATGTTAGGGAAAATGGAGTTTTGAATTAAATGATTACAGAATGAATGATATTACAAAATGTTCAAATGAAAATTGTGTTATGAAGCAAAAATGTTTACGATATACAATCCCATCGAATATGTATTGTCAATCTGTAGCTATTTTTATTCCTAAACGTAATCATATTGAAAATTTTAAATGTGATTTATTTTTAAAAAATGAAAGGGTATCTTAAAACATCTGAGATAGGTTCGAGTTCAATGGTTACCTATAGGACAAAAATTTTGGGAATCTCTCCTATGGTAAATAATCAGACATGGAGAAAATATTTATACCATAGAAGATGTAGATAAAATTCTAGCGTATAAACCAAATATTCGTTTTCATTCTATAAAACACTTTGAAACATTGATAAACATATTAAAAAACGATAATTTTCGTTATAATTTACCTTATGCTTCAAAGCTTTTTAAATTAAAAGAAAGTAAACTTCAAAGTATGATAGATGAATACAATAAAAGCGGATGTTTTATAACAGCATCAAAACTTAATAATGATTTTTAAAATGGAATTAAATAAATTAATAAATTGGTGTGGACTCTCTGAAATTTTAACTGGAAATTCAAATACTGTACGAGCCAATAGGAAAAACAAGAAATTCTCAAAAGAAATAAATTCCTTGGAAGAACATTTAATAGCCTGGGCTAAAGAAAATAACATTAAAACAAAATAATTATATTTGCCTTTTTGAATTGTGTGCTTTGAAAGAGCATTACCCTCCCTCAAAAAAGGAGGGTTTTGTTTTTTTACATCCTACTTACCGAAGTTCTACCCCTTGAAGAAGAACCTCTGCCTCTTGAGGAACTTTTATGAGATTTAGGTTTTGGCTTTTTTATAATATTGGTATTAATACCCATTATTGAAGCAGCCCCCATAAGTTCAGTAAACGCACTTGGATCTTGTTTTTGCAATTCATAAAATCCTGCCCAATACATTGGAGCCAAAGAAGGAAAAAAAGAACCTTTTATTGGTTCGCCTGTATATCTATTTACTTTAACCTCTTTTCCATTTATATTTTTGTTTTTGGCAGTTAAGTAACTCCAAGCAAAAGAACCGGCAGGGCTTAATTTATTTCCCACATATTCCCCAAATATTTCACCTCGGTTTTTAGATCCTCGGTCTGCTTTTTCTAAAGAACTTATTTTTTTTGTATGAATATCTTTGGTTTGTTCTAAAAATAATTTGGTAAACATTGAAATTTGATGAAATTTCCCGCCCCAAGGATCAAAGGTTATTTTATCTCCATTTTTCACTTTTACAATTATTTTTCCCGCATTATAACTTCTTGGATCCCATTCTAAATCTTCTGCATCATCACCAAAAGCAGCCTTAACCAATAAAGCAAAAGTTGTGGTAATAACAACATATCGAGCCATATTATGCATCGCTAATTTATTAGCTACAGTTAGATTATTTTCAACTTTACGGTTTTTTATTGTAATAGGACTTTTAAAGCCTTCTTCTTTATTATACTGTAATGAAGCGTACCAAAACGGATTAACTTGATTTACAATAGCCACAGCATTACGAGGTGAAAAAAATACAGCAGTTAATAATTTATTGATACCCGCAGCCTCTTTAGGCATATTTGCTCTACCAGTAAGAGTGTTTACAGCAGCAGCGACTTTTTTATAATCTGCCAAATTATCTTCTTGATTTTTACCATCTATTCTAAGCATTTCGGCTCCTTTCTCAAATTCCTGCATTCTTAAAGTGTTAGCATAAGTAATTAATCCTCTCTCTACAGCAGGATATATATTTGAGTTTTTCCATTGTTGAATTATTGATATTTTGTCTCCATTTTTTTTACCTAAAAGGAAGTCGCCAAACACTGTTCTATCTTTATTTAAAAAGGAATTAGCGCTTTTACTATAATCGGAAGCAACTGCTAAAGGACCATTCCAAATTACATTAGTCATATCTCCTGTAAATTGATCTTCATTTATAGATAGCTTATAATCTACACTTGTTAAAGATAATTTACACTCTTCGGCTAAAGGATAATATGGATTTGATTTAAGTTCTGCATTCATTTTTTTGGAAAACTTTTCAGATCCCATTGCTTTAAACATAGTAATCATATCTTTAGCAAAAAGAATTGGTTTAGTAATTCTTCTTGAAACTGTCAATGGTCCCAATTGAAGAAACATTAAACCTAAATCTAAACCAGATGCAATACGCATAAGATTTACGGTTTCCATCGTAATATCTATTGCCTTTTGTCCTGTAGTTCTATTTTTAAGTTCTGCTTTATATTTTGCAGCATCATATACTTCAAAGAGACGAATTTTTTCTTCTTTCAGTTGTCTTAATTCTTCGTCTGCTCTAACAGGTTTAATTTCTTTTTTTGTAAAATCACTTTCTTTAATTCGTCTGTTAAGATCGTCCATTTGAGCCTTAACCCTATTTTTTGCCATTTCCAAACGAGCTTTTTCTACAGCACCAGATTCAATTTGCATTTGTTTCTTTTGTGCTAATAATTCAGATTTTTCAGCTCTTAATTCTTTAAGTTTTGGAGAATCTAAAGAAGTATTATTTTTCTTAGCATCAAATTCCCCTAACTCGATTTGTTCTTTAAGTTTAGAAACAGAAGAATCTAAAGCTCTCTCGGCACGTTTAATTTTTTGTTCGTCGGAAAGTTCTGGTCTACCAGCAATTTTATCTAAAAGTTTCTTTTTTTGATCTCTTTCATTTTTAAGCTCTTTTGCTTCTTGGTCGAGTTCAGTGGTGGTTCTATCAACTTTTCTTTTTTCTCCAGATTCAATTTGTTTATTAAGTTCTTCAATTTGATTTTTAAGTGAAGATTTTATTTTGTCTAAAGCTCCGGCCCATTTTTTTTCCAATTCTTGTGAATCAAGACCTTTCTCTTTCATTATAGCATTTATCTCTTTTCTCAAAGTTCTAGCTTCAAAATCTGGTTTTGCTCTTAAAAAACCGCTTTTTTTAGGCGATTCTCCTTCCAAAACATCTTCTTTTGCAGATAATAATTTTCCTATAGTTTTAAGGCGAGATATTTCTTTTGTAACTTGATCTTTCGATGGATTTAAAGTTTTTCCATAACCACTTAACCCATCACGAATATCCCTAATTTCAGCATCTGGATATTCCTCAGATATATCTTCTTTAATTTGTTTGGCAATAGTGTCAATATTGTCCATGCCTTGTTTAACATATTCTCTAAATAGACTTGAAGAGAATTCAACTCCGTTTGGTGTTGTGATTGTTTTTCCAACTGCTTTTATATTCCCTTTTTTATCTTGGGAAAAAGATTCATTAAAATCATTGGCAGCATTATTTTTTTGTTCTTCAGAAAGAGACTCATACCATTTAGTATTTTTTATTTTTTCTAATCCATTTTGTATAGCCTCTACTATGCTTCCTCCTGCTTCTACTGTTTTGGCAACAGTTTCTACACCTAAGTCCCAAGCCAAACTTGCGGGTGTAGCGGCACTGAAAGAACTTGGTTTATGAATTTTTATTTCTCTTATTTTATTAGCAAGATCTTTGGCTTTTTGTTTTGGTTTTTTGCTCTTTTCTCTTGAAACTTCTTCCTGTACATTTTCAAATGCTTGTTGGGCTTCTTGATCGGCTTTTTCTTTTTCTAAAACTTTTATTTTCTCTTCAAGTACTTTTAATTTGGCATCTGTTTCTTCAAATGTTCTTTGAGTTTCAGCGTCTATAACTCCATTATTGAAGGCTTTATAAGATTCAGTTTGTCTTTTAAGATTATATCTTACATTTTCAGATTTTTGAATAACTTTATTAACCATAGCATTTGCTTGTCCAAAAGCGGTTGCTCTTGACGCAAATTCATCTACTATTCTGCCGTATTCATCCCAAAGAATTTGTTTAACGGTTGCTTTATCTTCTTCATTTGTGATTTTAGACAATTCTTTTTCAATATCAATAGGCATTTGTTCCAAAAGCTGACCATAAGCAGCAGTAACAGCACTTGGATTGATAATGGTATCATTTTGTAGGGCTTGATACATTTCAAAGGAATTAAATTCTTTGAATAAATCAGCTACTTTATTCCATGTTTGTTCTTGGTTATCTTTTTCATAATTAATATCAGAAGATGCTACAGCATTAGTAACATCTTCTGAGTTTTTTCCTTCTAATATTCTTTTTGAAATTGATTTTGCACCAGTTTCTTTTGTATTAGAAACTTCTTTTTTTGTAGGTTCAGCTTTTTTTTCTTCTTTTATTGGAGGGACTTCTTCGATAGGGTTTCCCTTATCATTTGCGGTGTTAACGGCGGGTTGTACTCCCTCTTCCACAACAGGGTTTTGCTCGGTAGTTTGTACTTCACTTTCATTGTTATCTCCAGGCTGAATGTTTCCATCAATAGGAGCATTTGTTGTTGTTGATGTGTCATTTGCATTTTGCATTTTATTAGCCAAATCAACAGCATCTTCACCACGAAAAGTTACTTTGTTACCATCTGAATTGATTAGTGTTACAATTGGATTCCCTTTTTTGTCTGTTTTAACTGCTTTTCCTTTATTCTCAAGTTCTGGATTAGTATAAATTTGATTGTCAATTTCTATAGTATTGTCTTGATTTACATTAATTCTGTCTTTGGTAATACCAAATTTATCCAAAGTAGAATCGGATAATTCATCAACATTTCCAAGTTCGTGGATAGTGGTTGGAGTTTGAAATACTACTTGTTGCCCATCAAGAGTAATATTCCCTTTCTCACCATTATAAATATAGGTTTTGTTTGGATCTGCAATAGCTTCTTTAAAGGTTACCACAGCTTGTGGAGTTTGCTCAGTTTGTTCAGTTTGAGGTAAATTTACCTCGGTTTCTGAGCCTGTTTGTTGGGGTTCAACTACCTGTAAAGGGAAATTACCCTCACTTTGAGGAATAGTTGTATCTTTTGCTTCAATAGCAGTTTCTTCTTGTACTGGAGCTTGCAAAGATTTGTCATAAAGTTCTACAGCTCTTTCTTTAATTTTTGGATAAGAACGTTCCTCTTTAGGGACATTCTCATTTACAAGTTCTTCATGTGCTTGATTTATGAAATTATTGTGTTCTGATAAAGAAAGGTTATCAAAAGATTTTTTTGTTTCTATTTTTCCTTGAACTTCTTCGTGGATTTTATTGGCTCTTTTGGTAATCATTTCGTCAGTAATGGTAACATCTTTTTTACCATCTGGATTCATTTCATCTTTTAGCTGATTTAAAGCCTCTCTTTTTATCTTATCACGTTGTTTTAAGGGTAATGCATCAACAGGGGTATAATTTCCTTCTAAAATATCTTGTTTGGTTTTTAGATCCTCTTTATATTTGGTTTTTAGGTCTTGCAAAAGAATAGTTTTTGAATCTTTAGACATTGTATCATCCAATTGAATCTGTTTGGCTTTATCTTTATGTGTTTCTAAATCTCCAATAGTCTCAATTAATTTTGTTCTTACAGTTGGATGCAATTCTTCTACATGTTTGGTACCACTTTGAATTATTTTTTGATTAGTTTTTATTAAATCATCAATTTTAGTATTGATTTGTTGTTTAATGTCTTCTGGTAGAGTTGGATTATTTAATTCATTTTGAAGTTTAAAAACCTGTTTTGTATTTTGTTTTACCGCTTGTTGATTTTCGTGGGTTCCAACTTCATTTATTCCATGAATAATTCCCCCAAAAGTAGCACCTCCGGCTGCTCCCGCTATAAATGAGTCAGCAGCACCAGTGAAAACATTATAATCTTCTGGTTTCACTCCTGTAACTTTATCTACTGAATTTTGAGCAACAGTTGTAGCAAATTCAGTAATCCCTTCAGTAGACATTTCAGTTAAGAAAGGATTTTTTTTTGCTGCATTTACTACGAAATCATAAATACCATCTTTTAAAATTGTCATTCCTTTTTTTGCTCCTTCTTTTTCTACAAGGCCTTTTGCAGCAGCTCCAAAGCTTCCCGAACTTAATGTTTCAAAAGCTCCTTCAGCTAATCCAGTTCCAAAGGCATTTGCTGTACGAGCATTCGTACTCATAGTTGGATTTTCCTTTTTTAACTGTTCATTTTTTCCTGCTCCAAACATCATAGTAGAAGCGGCAAGTAATTGAGGCGCTTTTGAAACAGCCCCACCAAGCATCATAGAAATAGTTGATGGTAAAGACTCCGTGAAAGAAGAAGATAATTGGTCAAGACCTCCTTTAATATCTCCACTAGCAAAAGAATCATAAATCCCTTGTTCATATTGTTTATCAACTTTTTGAGCTTTTTCCCTACTTTGTTGAACTTCTTTTTGAAAAATTTCTTTTATATGGTTTTTAGTACCTCGTGTTTTATCAAATTCCTCAGAACTTGTATGTAATGAGGGAACATCAAACATCTTAGCGATAAAATTTTGTGGAACAGAAAAGGCATCATAGGCAAAATCAGGAATTGACGCTATATCTACACCTAATTCAGCAGATCCTCTTCCAAAATCTGCTATTTTTTTGCTTATTTGACCTCGATATTCTTTTTCTTTTTTTGGAGGTTTTTGGGTAGAAACAGGCAAATTTTCAGTGTCCGGAACTATTCCAGGAAGAGGCTTAACTTCTGGAAAACCAGTTTTCGCTTTATTTGGTGGAGCAACAAGGGTTTTAGGTTTTGTAGAAACCAAAGAAGTATCCAAACCATTCGATTCCACACTTGGTTCTACTCCAGTACCAACAAGATTTTTTTTTTCAGACGGAAAAGTAACTTGACTTTTATATTCTGGATATTTTTCAATCATTTTTTGCGCAAGTACAACATCATCCACATCTTTATATTGTGGATATTTAGCCTTTACTTTGCTTGCAAACTCTTCCGGAGTTATAGGGTTGATAGTTTCTTCCATGATATTATATGCCCAGTCCTAATGGATCGTTTTTTGAGGTTTTAGCAACTACTTTGGAAACTTGTTTTCTTGGTGTAGAAACTGTTTTTACAACTGTTCTACTTTGCGGGACTTTTTTATTTTTATATTTATCATAGTACTGTTTGTATTCATCAAAATTTTGAAAATATTTGCCATTACTAGGATTCAGCATTCCTCTAACATAATTATTAACCTCATTTGAATGTTTACTGACAGTAAATTCAGTAGGTTTTGATGCTGAATAAACATAATCCTTATCGCTAGGTTCAAATTCTTGTCCAGAGTTGGCCGGATCGGATTCAAAAGCTCTTTTGTTAGCCAATCCTTGTGCATTTAAAGAATCATCTTTGCGTGTTGCAATTGAAAAAGCATAATCTCCATCGTCTCTTTTAACCACTCCTTTGATTGGGCCATCTTTACCTTTTTCATAAGTAGGACCAAAAACCATGTTTCCTTTATCAATTTTAATTCCTAAACCGATATTAGTTCCCCCTTTTGTTACTACACTAACAGGGGGTTTAAAAGCTTGTTCTTTTCCAGCTTTTTCTTTATTTGCTGCAATTTGCGCTCTTTTATCAGCATTTCTTTTAAATTGTTGATCTTCTTCAGAATAATCTCGTTCTACTCCTTTGCTAAATCCATCAAGAATGTCTTTATAATATCTATCGTGAATGGCTTGTTTTTGTTCTGTGGTATATCCTGTTTTTGGATCTTCTTCTATGCCATATTTTTGAGCTACATCGTCTAATAAATTTTGATCTTTAAATAGTTCAGTAGCTTTTCTTTCTGCATATTTGTCAACATTCGGAACTGCTGTTGTTTTATAGCCATTTTTTACATTAACAACTGCGGGACCTGCTAATTTTTGCACTTCCCCAATATGGTTATTATAATCAAATTTCTTTTGTGGAGTCAATTCATTGATTAAATCTTCTCCTTTCATATTGTTTATGGCTACACTGGATAATTGACCTGTTTTTGGATCACGTTCAAAAACATCGAAAGACATAATTCCATTTTCAATTTTAGGGACAACAAATCCTTTTTCAATTTTATCTCCCAAAGCGGTTACTCTTTTTAGTTCCGATCTGTCAATAGTTCCATTTTGAACACCTTGGGTAATTCCATCAATTGCTTTTTGATAAGACGTTGGAATATTAGTTATAGATTGTAAATTATTCATTGCCGCTGAACGTTCAATCAAATATTTTTTATCTCTAGTTTGTTTATATTTTTGAGTAGCATCGATATATTTTTGTCTTTGATCGGCCATTCCATTAACAATAGCACTATCGATACCGCTAATTCCGGAATCCTTTGCTTTTATGGCATCCAGTTTTTCTGCATCATCCAAATCCTGTTGTGCCTGTTTATCTAAAGCATCTTGTTTGGCTTTGGCAACAGCAGCTATTTTAGCTTCTTTTTCTGCTTGTTCTTGACGATACTTAAAAGCATTGGCTTCATTATTTTGGATGGCCTGTCCAATATAATTTTCTGTCGGTGTAACCGTTGCATATCCTCCCGCTTCGCTTCCTATAACTCTAGCCATGATTTATTTTTTATTAACCTCCATATCTAGGCGCACTTAATGACGCACCTTTAACTGGAGCAAATCCTTTTGTGGTTAAATTGTTTTCAAGTGGATCAACAGTTGGGGTTGAACCACCTCCAAATTTAATATTAGAAGCTGCACCAAGCGCTTGTCCTGTTGCAGATATTGCATTTCCCATTGATTGCTGTTGCAATTGATTAGCTGAATTATATTGAGAAGAGAGAGCCGCTAATTTATCTCTAAAACGCTGGTCTTTCATAGCCCTAATATTCGCATTGTCTTGAGCTTTAAAAAGATTAATATCTTTTTGTTGTCTATCCAAATCGGCTGCATTCTGAGCATTTACATTTTGATTTTCAGAGGCAATTTTACCAACACTACCTATAACACCTCTAGTTCCAGCTTCCTGTGCAGCTTGTACTTGAGTGGCAGCCAATCTTCCTTGTTCCTCTCTTTGTAAATCAGAACCTTCCCTAGAAACTTGAAGCCCCTCTCCAGCATTAACAAGTTCTGGAGCTTTTTGGGCATTAATAGCTTGTTCGGCAGCTTTTTTTTCTTTGGCTGCCTTTACTGATTGAGAAATGGAATATGCTGCTGTTCCTGCTGCTATTACAGCGCCCGTTACTGCCGCCATGAGATTAATTTTTAATTTGTTAAACAAAGATACGATTATTCAGTAAAAATTATTATAATCAATTGAAAATCACCTTAATGCAATAACAAGTTCAGTTGAATTTATAGGATTTTTTGTATATCCAACTTGAACATATTTTTTAATTAATGCTTTATGTGTAATTGATGCAAAAACAGCTTTAAATCCTTTTTCATCTGCTTCTATTGTCAAATAACTAATCAACATAATTAATGCATCACTTCTTACAGTTCTGTCTTTTATATATGGATTTGAAATAATGAATTCTAACCACGCAATTCCAGAATTAGTTTCATATAAAAATCCGGCACAAATTATAGCCCCTGTATCATCTACTATCTTAATTCCACCCAAACCATTATTAGGAAGGCAATCTTTTGGAGGAATTGAAAATTTCCACCACTTCCAATATTCACAAAGAATATCATAATCACTTCCTTCTAAAGGCAAAAAATTTAGTTCCATTTAATTTGATTTACAATAAAAAACAACTAATACTTGGCGTTCACCATTTTTTATTTTTGCAGGGAATTTACCATGAAAAAATGAGGCGTTATAACGAAGCATTCTATTTGGTTTTGAATTGACAAAATGTGTTTCTCTCCATTTGCTAGTATCGTGTGAATCTTCTTCAATAAGTCTATTAAATTCTTCTTCACTGGCATTATTTGGCAAAAAATTACCATGAACTTTATGAGCATAAAATTTAGTTCCGTTTTTTGTGACTCCATTTTTATTGTTGATGTATAAAACAGCTGCTTTATCTGTTTTCTTGCCCATTATAATACCATCACAATGGATCCTTTCTTCATTATCGAAATCCTTATAAGCATTTCGGATAAAAGCAAATATTATCTCATGACCATCCAATTCCAAAAAAGGATAAATTTCTTGTGGAATCTCCAAAATTGAAAACTCTTTTTCTCCTGCTTGTACTATTTTGAACTCATTTTCTTTACAATATTCCTGTAGTTTTTTAAATACTTCTTTTGGTAAAAAATTATCTATTATAGTCATAATCAATTATTTACATATAACTTTTAGTCACTTCGCTATTGATGGCAAATAATTCCTGTTCTGAAGTTTCGTTGAAATTAGCTTTCACATTCATATAATAACCAAGCATTGAATTCACTGCTATACTTTGTGTTTTAGCACAAATAACATAATCACCAGAGACAATATTTAGCATTGTATTCAAAACAAGAGTGTCTTCAGTTTTTGATAAAACGGTTCCAACTACCTGTTTGCTGAGATTTATTATCTGATCACCTACTGAAATTATAGGGTCTAACGGGAAGGAGAATGCCAATGTCAATCCTAAAACAGTGGCATTTCCAATTCCCTGGCATGATAACAATGAAGTATCAATAGTATTGTTTGAATTTCGGATATAAGAATAAAAAATACCTTCTTTTTTATCAAAAGAAGCAGTATTTATATATCCTTCATTTAAATCAGTTTTAGTGATTATTTCAAGTGGAATTGTTCCCTCTATTTCCAATGTAGAAAACATTTTTCTGTCACTTGGATTTTGTGAGAATACAAATTCAAAAGCGCTAGGATATACCACTCCATAAAATGTATTATAATTTGGAGTTGTTCCAATAAAAGGTTGATTATGTACATATAATTCGCCCTGGTTAAAAGACAAAAGATTATTGTTCAATCGGCACATATCTTCTGGATTGAAAGTGTGACGAGTATTCCATCCATTATATCTATCTGAATAACACCAAGTTACATATTTAGTAACTGCATTTTCAATGTATTTAATGTTCAAGATATATTGTTCATTGTACTGATCGTACTCTCCAATTATGTTTAGGATTATATTATCTCTAAATAAATGGTGAAAATAATTAGTCATACCTTGGGATGAAATTTCAAATAATCCATTATTAGATTTTTTCAATACCACACCTCTTTTTACATCTGTATGATAAGTATTGAATCCAAAACGAGTATAACTTTCCGGATGAAAAGAAATTCCATATTCTCCCAAATAAGGATCTTGTATTCCCAATACTTGAGGAATACCAGTTAAGTTGGTTGTGCCATCTGCATTGTATAATAAATCCTTTCCATAGTAAACACGGCTATCTTTTTCCTCTTGAAAAACTTCTAAGTTGGCGTCTAGTCCTGCTATTTTTATAATTGGACCATACGATTTTTCAATATCGTCTTTGAAATTAGCTAATGATAGATTGAATTCATTTAGTTTATTTATGCTTGTATTGGTGTTATAAGGTTCTGAATAAGTTATATCAGCAAATCGATTTATTTGTTTGTATTCATTTTCACTTACTGCTGTGGGTGAAAAATCAATGCTTAGATATTTGGCGTTCCAAGCATCCAATATCTGATAACTTTCAGCTCCATTTCCTTGTACATAACAATTGAATGTTTTTTCTAAATAATGTACCCAATTCACTACATCTAATTGTGTGGCAAGATCTACACCGTTTTCAATATATTCACCATTTACTATAGCAAATACATCTGGTGTTTCATAGAAAATACCATCATTTATTTCCTCGCCTAAAGTCTCGAAAATAAGCATTCCAGAAGTTGTTCTAAGAGTTATATTTACTGAAATAAAAGCACGATTTGGATTTATAATTGTTGGAGATCCTTGTGAAGTACCTGTTATATTTATATATTCTCCATTTACATCTACGGTACCAGTTTTAATGAATTCCCCACCATTTAAAGTTCCAGTATTATTCCCTTGAAATGGAATAGGATTAATTTGTACATCAAAAAAAGTCTTAAAATCAGCATAAGTTGCATTGGCTGTTATTACTTTTTCAAATGAATTGTCTTCGCTATTTGTTCCTCCTTTTGAGCTATTTATTTTTATAGTAAATATAGAACCATTTGGAATAGACTTAGTTAAAGAAGGCGGTATATTCATTTTACATACAACAGTTGGTGGCCCACTCTTTGCATTGGCAGAAAAATTATACTCTGTATAAGAATCTGGATCTACAGGCATTTGAAATCCTATAGGATTTATTTTCATATAAAGTCCCGCCGGCTCTACTCCTGCTCCACTTAAAAAATCTTCTGGTTGATTCTTTAATTCTAAAATAGGTGTGGTTATTGGTACAGACATTACATTGAAAGCATCATGTTTCACCAATAAAAGATCTCCTAGTTTTACTTTATTTATATTTTCTCCATCTATTTTAGCCCATCTAAAATAACCATCTTCAAAGAATTGAGTTATATAAATTTCTTCATGGCGAACTCTATTTTCTTTTATTGCGAATTTATAAGTTGTAGCCCATGCCGGTGGTTTTTGTGTTGATAAATCCACTGTTATGATATTTCTTTTAGTGCTATCACTTATTGGGATAAAAACAGTGTTGTTTTCGCTAACTGTAGCTGTTGTTTTTCGTCCTTGTGCATCCCTATGTATCATGGCAATCTCATAACTTCTATAAGATTTCATGCTTTTTTTAGTTCCAATAGTCTCTACTTTTGCCTCAGACAATAATTCAGTATAGTATTCATTCACAAAAAAATTAGGGCCAGGAGGTGTTATTTGCTGTACCTCATATCGCATTGTTGGCAGATTAATTTCTATTACGTTTGTACTAATAACAGAAATTTGAAGGCCATTAAAAATAGAATTTGGCGGCGCTATAGGAGGAAAAGGATAAGAATTTGCAGGAAGTATAATTTCATTTTTTATTGTTTGGCTAAAATATCCTTCCAAACCCGTTTTAAATCCGTTTGCTGTGTCATTTACTAAATCTGTGACATTAGCATAATCTGACGGAATTAAAAACAAATATTGCCCTTGAAACTGATCTGTGGGTCTTGAAGGAGTAATTGGAGGAACTACCGGTAACGTAACCAAATTAAATCCAAGTATCATTCCATTATCCTTGTTTAAGGAAACTCCTGTAAAATCAATTCTTATTTTTCCTTTAATAATTACTGACGCATCAAATGGTGATATAGAATTTAAAGAGCTTATTACAGGGGTATAAACCGTATTTGAAATAGAGTTTAAACCAACAGTATAGGTCATTTTAACTTTATTTCCTAAATGATCAATCATGTTTTTCCCTTCAAGATAATTAGCATAAGCTATTCTTGAACCAATCATAGTTTGGGCATATACCACTTCTGGAACATTATCAAATGATCTGAAATATTGACTTTCTGGTAGTATTTGATATGTTTTCCCATTATCAAAAACAATAGGAGTTGGAATAACTATGTTATCTGTCCACCCTTCTTCTGTTTTTATGAATTGGTCTACTTTATAAACAGTGCTGCTGTTGCTATACTTATACAATAAGTCAATAGCGATTACTTCTCTTGGTCCAGTATTAAATTTGATATTTATAGAATTTACGGAATTTATCATTCCTTTATTTTGTTTGGAATTAAAATCCAAGTCAAAAACTTTTGGAGCAAAAGCGTATTCTTGCCATGTTGATATAGCCGAATAATACCCATCTTTATATTTAAAACGAGTGGCAAAAGAAATAAGTTTATTTTTAATGAAATTTTCTGCTTCAGAAATAGTATTTACTAAATCAATAAGAGGAGGCGCCAAAGGAGGAGCCTTAATAAGCATGATTTCTTCAGCTGTAAATCCGTCTATTCCCCAGGTTTTCATGCGTTCAATATTTCCAATTCTAGGGGGATTATTATCTCCAGACCAGGCAATTAAATCACCTCCTAAACCCGTAATGGAATCGTATGGTTCTCCACTATAAATAATATCAATATTGATTATTCTTTTACCTGTTTGAAAATTAAGTCTGGTATTAGTGGTGGATTGTAAAACAACTGTATTTATTTGAGTTAAATAACTATATTCTAAAATATAATCAAACGTGGATGTTTTTACAAAATAATAAACTTTTTCATTAGTGGAATTAGAACGACTGCCCAATGTTTCTGGAAGAGTATAACCGTTAGTAGTCAATAATTTGTTTCCAGGAACATTTCTTCCAACTCCTCTATTTGAGTTTTCTGTTGTAATGACAATAAAATTTTCAGCGTCTAAAAGAGCATCTGACGCAACTATTCTTCTATTGTTATCTTTATCTAAGATTCCACTTACGAAAACATTTTGAAACTTTGTCATTTGTAACGTTTATAATGTTCAAATTAATGGATATAAGTATTTCTTTTTTTGATCCATTGAGATACTTCAGCAATTTTCAAATTCATCAATCTAACTTTGGCATTTCTATAGGCTGTATCATAATCTTTTTTTGCTCTTCTTTTTTCATAGTCCGGAACGCCATTTTTATTATTCAATAAATTCCAGTTTACCCAATTATAAAGAGCATATTCAGCCATTTTATTAACTGATATATCGCTTTCTGAAAAATATTCCAAACCATCCGAAATGTATTCTAATACTATAATTTTAGAGGCTACACTAGAATCTAAATGAATCCTTCCCTGTTTTTTGTTTTCGACAAATGTCCCATTTAAATTGACAGATGTATCTACTCTAAAATGTTGATAATAACCTCCTATTCCATATCCGTAGCAACAATGTAAATTTGGAACCTGTTTAAGTAGTCCAGGATTATCATTTAATATATTAGTTCCAGAATCTCCTTCTAGTGGATAACCACCCGAATCAAATAAAACATTCGCTTTATTGTCTTGCAAATAAGCAGTAGCTAATGGCAAAGCATAATTTTGACTCATAGGCATTAAATTTCCAGTTTGCTGATTAAGCCAAGAAACTCGAACATAATTCAAATAATCTGGAGGCATTATAATATCCAATGCGTCTCCCAATTCCAATTCCACAGCTTTCACTTCTCTAAGGGCATCCATAGAGAATAATTGAATTCCTTTTTTCATCCAAAAAAGTACATTATACCTTCTTGTTGGCCCCAATAAAGTACCGTTACCGGTATAATTCTGCATGAAATTATTGACCATCATTTCCAACGTTTCATAAATATAAGTGCCATGATTCGCAGGGTCTTCATAGTAAACTTGTGGATTTAAGGTACTCATGGCTTTTAATTTATATTAAAAATATTCATTAAAACATTTAAAACATAATGTTCCAAATGTTGTTTATAGTTAAGCGTGGTCTTGTTGATAATTTTTAATTTCTTCAGCACTTGCAGACTGAATAATTAATTCTTCCCTTATTGAAACACCACAATACAAAAGAATCTTCACAATCAAATCCGGCATATAAGCATAATCTAATTCAAAATCTTGTAAGTCTGGTGCAGAAGCATTATATAGAGGATTTCCACTACCATCATTTACATAGGTCCATTTAGGGTTTTTAGGCTTTCTGATAAAAAACAGTTCTGGTGTGAACCCGGCTGTAACAGCTGGAGCAATTTTATAACTATCCCCTACTTTAGCATACGAGGGATAAGTAGTTGTTGGAGCTGTCATATTGGAATTCATCAGATAATTTAATTCCGATTTGGACACCAACTCAATATTTACTTTCTTTCCTTGGGAATTAACTAAAGATAAATTTTGATCCAAAAATAGATCACTTCCAGTATAATTCCATAATTGCGTTGGAATATCAAAAATAAAATTTGAAGCAGTCGTATATACTACAAAAAAATCTATGGATTGTTCAAAGGATTTTGGAATATCAGCATATTCTGAATTAGTTAGCCTTTTATCTTTATTGATTAAATTAGCATTAAAATCAGAAAACATAGTATTGAAAATATCCATTTGAGCCATCAATGAAAACATGTTGAATTCATCGGGGGTTATGTAACCTTTGTTATTCTTATTTATAAAGAACATCACTGTGTTGCGAACTTCGTTTATACTTATCATAACTAACTGATTTTCATTAACAAAGATAAAAAAAAGCCTGTGATTAGACAGGCTTTTTGTTCGAAGTTTTAATATTGGCACCAGGTTTAAATTTCTGCTTTACAATATTGGTTTTCAAATTCAAATTTTGATGTTGTTTTTGCTTTACAATGTTAATATACGGATTATTAACTCTCAATTTTTGAAGATAGATACTCATAAAGGTTTCTACCCTCAGAAGTCGCAAAATAAGCGGCCAAAGCCTCATATTCGTTCTCATTTCTTTTAGATTCACAAATTACATTATTGTCTTCATCATAGAAACGATAGTCAGCAAATTTCAAAAGACCTCTGAAAACAGCAATTCTACCGATACTTTTTAATTTTAAGCTACGGTCATTGGCTAATCTGATAAATGTTTTAGGATCAGCCTCGATTTCGTTATAAAGATTAGTTTTTATAGTGTACATATCTTGTGACTCACTATAATTTTTACACATAAGCATCGCAACAGCAACTAATGTGGCTGTATCTAATGATTTTGCCAAGATATGAGCTGTTACTTTCAAATCTTGTATTTCGAAAGCTGCTTTTGATTGTTGTTGTGGATCAAATTCTTTGAAAACAACTCCATTATCGGGATGAATGGCTAAAAATTTCTGAAGATTTGTATTGTCTTTTAAAACTACAAGAGTTCCATTTTCGATAGAAATGTAATTTAATAATACGTCACCTACCTGTTTATCCATGAAAAAAGAGGCTTGACTAGAAGAATATCTAAGCGATCTTCCTTTATACATCAGTGGAGAATTTTTTTTGTGTCTGTCTTTAATTCCGTGTGATAAAGACGAAAATCCTGTACACAAAACATAAATTCTATCTTTTTCAACCCAATTTTGAAATTCTGGCAAATCATCGGCATTCTCCAATTTTTTTGGAGCAACGACTTCTCTTGATAATGAAGGTTCATTTTTTTGATTTAGAATCGCTTCATTTATTAACTTTTGAGCAGCTTCTTTGATATAATCATCCAAATGCGCCCTTGGAATCATGTCTTTTCCAAAAAAGTCTTCAGCAACAGAAATCATTTTTGAATCTCTTTCGGTATCTAAAATTTTAATTTCTGGTGGTGGAACAACCTCAAGATAAGGTTCTCCTTCCGGTTCTTTTTCTTCTTTGATAAGTGTGGGATTTTCTGGTGACTCTAACATGTCTTCAAAAGAAACGTGTTTATTTACATCACTCATTTTTACTGGAAATCTCTGTTTAGCAGCCATTTTCTATTAGATTAAATTTAATTAAATTTCTATTTAAATAACATTTGAAATATAATGTTTCAAATGTTGTATAATAACACAAATATAATAAAAAAGACAATTAGTTTTTACAACTTATTGTATTTCAATACATTAAAATGAAAAACCCCAAGTTAATGGGGTTTAAAATAAATATTTATAGGAAAACTTTATCCTTGACAGATCATAGTATTATTTCTTCCTAATAGAACTAACATTCTTTCAGATTGAAATTCTACTCTCATTTCATCAAGAGTATTTTTACCACTTACCCAATCTCTAACAGCCATTTGATATTTTCTGTTTTGTCCATATCCTGCTCTATATTTAGTATGAAGCATTGGCATTGTAGCAGAAGTAGAGTTAGTGTGGTCATAAACTTGTTTAGATCCAGAAGGGATTACAAGGCCATGAACTTTATTCGCACCGGTATTACTACCTTGTCCTGTCGGATCATCTAAAAATCTTGATCTTGAAGTATAAAATTCATAACCAGATCTATGGAATCCTTTAAAGTCCAAATACAAAGCTTGATCTTCTTTGTTGTCAAATGCTCCCCATGAAAGAGAGGTTACCATTTGATCTTGCAAAAAGTCAGAAATTGCTGCACCTTGAGCAGTTGTGTTATAAACATAGTTTTGACTTAAAAAACCTTGCTTATTAAAACGATCTATAATTTCGTCTACATCGGAAAGAGCAGATATTGGACCACCAAAGATATTTCCTTCACGCATAGCAGAAAAAAGACCTTGAGTACCGAAGAATCCCGCAGCATAAGCAGGAGAAGCTACTTCTGATCTTGTTTCAATGATAAGTTCACTTTCAATTTTGTTTTCAAAACGAATTTCAGTGTCTTCACGGTTTTTGAAATACCAAACAAATCCAGAATTACCTTTTCCGTCAGAAACTTCCAACCAAGTAAGACCAGTCATGTTAGATCCATTCTCTTTCACCATTTCTTTGATGATAATAGGAATGTTTTCATAAAAACTCACTTGAGAGTTTAAAGATTCTTGCATACCTGCTGTTCCTTTAGCAAATTGCGCACCATAAGCATATACATTCAATGCTGTGGTACCAACGGCAGTCCAGTCAGCAACAATATTACACAATGCGGTAAAAGTTGTTGCTGTAACAGCAGTTACGATTCCCTGTCTTTGAGTTGTACCGGCTGCATCGGCAACGATCACAGTCTCATTCACACGAAAAGTATGATTGGCAAGCGTGAAAACGTTGGCAGCTCTGGTAACGCCTGTTCCAAGCTGAGTTAAACGGCCATCTTCTGACCATTTAAAGTTGTCTGAAGAAAAAGCAGACTCTTTACCAAGATATTCCAACATACCTGTAATACGTTGATTACCATATTTTTTATGGATAATCTTTTCAGTATCGGGTAAATATTGGTTGGTAAAATTAAAATCAGTACCACTCATATAATTTTGAGGTGTTGGTACTTTGGTTGGTGAAGGGGTAAAAGCTACCCCAGGTACGGTAAGTAAAGCCATGATTTTAGTTTTTAAGATTATAAAATTCCCATGCCATACTTACTGAAGTTTAAGCCTTTTTGAATGTGAATCCGCTAAGTACCGGTTCGGGAATATGTTTTTCCCCTTTCACATCTATATTTTTAGACTCTTTTTCTAATTGTTCTGCATAGGACGTTTTACCTAAATTGTAAAAGTGTTGAGCGATTTTATCGATATTCATAGCACCATAAAGGGCTTTTCCATATCCTTTTGGATCACTTAATTTGTTGCTTTTATCAAAAAAGGTCTTTTGAAAATTGGCTATATCCAATAAATCTTCCCGTGTTTTTTTAATATCATCGGGTTTAACTTTGAATTCTTGCCCATCTATTGTAAATTCGAAACCATCAAATTTATCGGTGAGTGTAGATTGCATTTTTGAAACAAAGTCATTTCTTAGAATTTTGGAACTTTCCTCATTTTCAACTTGTTCATCATAAAGCTTGTCTATCAAATCTTTGGCTTCTTTATAAACTTCCGGAACATTATCGTCTTCAGAACCTCTGGGAACGTTATAATCTTCTTTTTGTTTTTCAAGTATGCTTAAAGCTTTTTTAGCATCAACCTTTAAGTTTATTTTTTTTGATTTAATATCAAATTCATCATCTGTTTCTTCATCAAATCCATAATCTCTATCGAAAAGAAAATCAATATCTTCACTAGATAGATCTGGATTTTCAATTTTTAAAAGACTTTTTATAATTGTATCGGGATTTTCTTGGGACCAATCTTTTTGAGTCTGTAAAAAATCGCCGTAACTTCTGCCTGTTTTGGCTTTATATTCTTGAAATTTTTCAAATTCTGGATCCTTTTTCCCTTCTTTTGATTTTAGAAAATCTTCAACAGAATCATATTTTAAATCATATTTTTCTTTAAGAAAATTAAAAGATAGCTCTTCATCTAAATCGTAAACTGGCTCTTCTTCCTCCTGTTCTTCAGAATCAGATCCTTCTTTTTTTTCTTCAGCTGCACCCTCTTGCTTTTCTTCTTCTTTTTTTTCTTCCTTTTCTTCAGTAGTAGTTTTATCTTCTACTTCTTCTGGAATTTGAACAACATCACTGATTGGTGTAAAATTGTCATTTTCTACTGGAGCTGATTCCTTAAAGGTATAAACAGGAGTTTCCTCTTGTTTTTGTTCTGGGCTTTGTTCTTCAGTTACCATTTTTGATTAAATTAAATTAAAATTAAAACATTAACAACATTATGTTTCAAATGTTGTATATATTGGTTATTATATTGATAATCTGATTATTATGGCATAAAGGTAAAAAAAATCCGTTATAAATTAATATAACGGATTGTTTATTTTATAACTTATTTTTTGATTTATTTTTTTTGAACTTTAACCTTAATAATTTTAGGTTTGTTTTTTTCTGTCAAATTTTTTCTTTCCGTTTCTTTGGCTGTAGCTTCTATGATTTTAGCATCAGTTGGATTTCCAGTAGCATGTTTGTCTCGATTAAGATCGCTGACTTCTTTATCGGTTATATTGGTTGCTTTCTGTCCAAATAAATCATTTACTCTTTTGGTATTTTCTCTTTGGGAATTTGTTATTTCAACATCTTTTTGTGATTTTTTAACAGCATCCTGCATATCTTTGGTGTCTCCAGCCCCTTCTTTAATTAAAGTGCCATCATCACCATATATCCTAGTATATCCACCTGGTGATCTAACAACTTTTCTACTAAAAGGCTTTACTGTGGTATTTCCAGATTTATCTACTTTTACACCTTCAGTTTCAGAACCCATAAATCCACTTGTTTTTATCTTTTCACGATATTCAGCATTTCTTGGGGTGTAATTTACATCTGCTGAAGTTGCCGCAACGATCTTTCCTGTCGGTTGAGTACGGCTTCCAGACTGAATAACAACTTTGTTTTTTGGTTTTGGATCTATCATGATTTTAAGTTTTTAGATTATTTTTAAATTCACTCATTGGTATATAAAGTCAATATTTTTTCTTTCAAATCTTCTACAGCATATAATTCCCCCCCTACAGGATGGGTAACTTTAAAATTAACTCCACCTCTAGTGGCAAGAAATATTTCATAATTAGTTTTTCCGTTTTCTTCATATTGAATTCTGAATGAATTTGGAATTATGTCATAACTATAAACTTTGTCTAAAAGATAAATTTGAAAGAAATTGTCTTTTAATGATGTACATACATCTGAATTAGTTTTGTATTTACCATCACCAAAATCAATAGTGTTTAATCTAATACAAGTTAATTCTATTTCTTTTTCCTGTGCATTTGCACTGATACCGATTGCCAAAAATGCAATACATACTAATTTTTTCATTGTGTGTCTTTTAAGTTTAAAATGTGGCGTAAATTTACCATTTTATATTAAACGAAAAAGTTAAAGTTTTATTTTTTGCCTTTTAAATTTTTTTTCAATTTTGAAATTTTTTCGGGCAAATCAATTCCTTTAGGAGTATGAGCAGCAAATTCCTTGGCTATTTCCGGCTTTTGGGAAAATAAGTATCTACGTTGAGCATCACTTTTAAAAGGCATTTCTTATAATTTTAAGTTATTCTATTTCTTCGTATGTGGCTTCAAAAATATCTATTTTACAAGGGTATATTTCCCCTTTTACTCCTGTAATCAACATATCATTTGGAGTAAAATTCATAGTTCCTTCAGCTGTTGGAATTAAATAACAAGAATCATTTTCATGAGTTATAGGATGGCCGTTATATTGAAATGACCACGGAAATCCATTCACAATATTAGAACCTTCATAATCTTTTCCGTGTTGTACTAATTCTTCAAATGTTATTGCTTCAATAACTACGGGTTTTTTTCTAAATTTCATTTTTCTGAATTTTAAGTTGTTTGAAACATTTTATCTATTTCTTGATTTTCATCTTCTTGTTGTTCAAAATCAGTTGGAGAACCATTTTGTTCACGCTGTTTTATTAAATGGCTTTGTTGTGTAGCCTGTTTTGCTGTTCTTAAATCCTTACGATCTTCAGCTTCTTCCTGTTTTTGGACAGCTCCAGAATTTATGATATATTGTAATTCTTTTTTGCTTTCATATTCAACTTTCATCAATTCTACTTCAGCTTGTGCTTTGGCTGCTATTTGTGCTAATTGTGCGCTATCGCTTTGTTGTTGTAATTGAAGTTTTAATTGAATTTCCATTTGATATGTTTGCTGTTTGGCAGCTTCAGCAGCTTGAGCAGACTGTATGTTGGATTGGGTTTGTGCCTCGGTTTGTTGTTTTTTGTATTCCTCTTCTTGTTTGATTTTTTTCTTTCTTAAAAGGCCTAAATATTGTATGGCATATTTAAGATTTTTAATATTCAATATTTTATATTTATCTTCTGTATAAATAGTTCCTTTGGTTACTTCAGCAGTTAAATCAGCCTCTAATTTAGCTCTCTCTTCATCATCCAATGCCAAATCAAGATAAATGGCAAAATCAGCTAAACAAAGGCCTTCCATGCTTTCAATAGCTTTTACCGATTTGGATCCAATTTTTCGAATAAATTCTTTTTTGAGTGGCGAATATTTAAGCATATCAGAAAGGCGATAGGAAACGCCTGTAGCAATACGTAAAGCAATATCGATAGTTCCATTCAAAATATGACGAGTGGCTATATTGGAATTAAGCGCTGCTAATTTTTGAAGACCTACGAGGGTGTCTTTGTCTGGTGAACTGGCATCTGTGGCATTATTAAGGCCAATAATATCTTTCAATTCATTTATTCTAGTAAGTCTTTCATTTCTGAGTTCTCTTAGTTTTTCTAAAGAGCCTCCTGTTCGAAGTTCGGTTATTGGAACTTTTTGCCCTTGATAATTTCCATCGGCTCCATAACCTCTTGTAAAAGCAGAACCCGTTTCCATCAACATATTAAAATGGTCTTGAGGCTGTAATGTTTTTCCTTCTCCTAAATCAATATCAGCCAATCCATCCACATCAATTAAATAACCATCTGGAGTAATTTTTTGTATGATTTGTTCTGTTTTAAGGTCTATGATGTTTATTTTGTCTTCAACAGGAATCATACGAGCTACTAAACTATCAATATAACCACCTTCTCTATTGGGCGCAATACCTACATATTGACGGATAATTTGTTGGTAATTTTCTTTTGGGCGAGCCATATTTTTTGTAAGCTCCCATTTCAACAACACATTGGTTCCCAATATTAAAACTCCTTCGAATTCAACTTCTTCTATAAGATCAATTCTTGTATAGTCAACTTTTCCTTTAACATTTGCTTCATTAAAAGTTTCATCGGCTTTTGAAATTATCTTTTCTCCAGAGGCTTTTTCTTTTACTTTTTGTGCATTGTTTCGAACGGTTCTATAAGTGAAATAAAGTAAATTTACGGTTCCCTTCATTCTGTCTATTTCGGGAATATTATAGTAGACATCCCAATTTAATGAAGCATTTTGAAGCTGTTCTCTCTGTTCTTTATATTCCTCTTTATTTAGCCAAGGATAATCGGTAAGCACTTCACTTATAAGCACTCTTTTAAATTCACCATCATAAAAAGTATCAGTAAAAAAAGGATCTATTGTAGCAGATTGAATTTTATTGGCCGGATCTACCCAATCAATTATAATTCCTTTGCTTGGAACAAAGCGATGTTTTCCCCATGCAACTCCTACAATAGCTAAATCTTTACGAATTAGATTTTCCGTTTTCTCGGTATATCGATTTTCTTCAAAAATAACATCCAAGGCCATTTCTTCAGATATTTCAATATCTTGTTTACGCTCCATGTCAATATGAAAATCTAATTCTTCAATACTTTCTGGTGGTTCTTCACCAGGAAAATTAGAACTGTCAACTCCTAATAATTCTTTTGCTTTAGCATCAAAATCTTGGGCAATCATGTCTTCTTCTTTGGCATTTCTGTAATTTGTCTTTTCTTCTTGAGAAAGAGGATCTATGGATCTGGCTCTAATGGAATAATCCCTTTTTGCCATTCCATTACAGATAATATCAATACATTTTGGAATTGTAGATGCCGGTTTTTTGGATAGATTAAGAAAAGAAGAATCTCCATTTACGCCTATCTGAGAATAATATTGCGTCATAGGCTGCATCCCTTTAGCATAAAGTCTTCTTCGTATAATTTCATTTCTTTGGGTATAGAAAAGACAATTCATACCAGAATTATTACCGCCGGAATAAGAATAAAACCATTCTGAGCTTATTGCATTGCCTACCGAAAAACCAAAAGCATTTGAGGACTTTTCCTCAAAAGAACATAATTGTGATGGGAAAGCAACATTTCCCTTTATTTGAAAATTTTTGTTATCTGTAGTAGACATAATATCAGCTCTTTACACAAAGATATGCAATTTTTTAATATAGAACATTTGAAACATTATGTTGATAATGTTGGTGAATTAATATATTTTCTTATTTGAATTTTAATTGGACGCAATACCATATTTTTATATTTATACTTATGCCTATTTACTGCCATAATAGCAAGTCCAGAACTAATAGAGGCGTCATATTTTGTTCTATCTTCTACCTTAAATTTAAGCCAGTCTTGTAATGTTCTACTAAAAGGCATACTACCCATAAGTCCAACTTCCCTAATTGGGTCCTGTCCTTCTTCTACTTCATATTCACCAACAAAATCCTCTACATATTTTTCAAGTGCTGTCCAATGTTGATTAATAATATCAGCGCTTGTATTTGGAATTCCTCCTAATTCTTTTTCATCGGCAGAAAGTCTATTTAATTCCTTATCAAAACGATTTAGACAAAATCCTCTATAGCCATTTACCTTGAAATGTTTAAGCAACATTTTTTTGTTGTTTTCCACAAGTATTGGCATTCCATAAAAAACACAGGCCATTAAAACATCATCAAAAAACATGTCGGCTTCTTTTGGACGGGCAATATATTCCAAAAAGAAAAAATTACTTGGAATATTTCCAAGATTAAATCCCGTGAGACCATGCATAGCTCCTTTTGAACCGATATTATATTCAGTTCCATTTTCAGTGGAAATTAATTTAGAATCTACTACAGCAGTTTGGTCGTAGGGATCTGAAGCAAACGCCCCCACTTCATCATTTACAGGAAATTTACTAAATCCACTACAAATACCATTTGGTTTTTCAATGAATTGATTTTGCATTTCTTTAGGAGGAATCCAAGCTATTAAGAAACGCCCTTTTTCATTTGGCTTCCAAACAACAGTTGTATTTCTTATGCCTCCTGCCCATTCAAAATTTCCTCTAACCAAGGTATTATCAACATGGGCATTTCTATTGAAAGCCAATTGTTGATTTACTTTTTCAACATTTAAAAGTTGTGTTGATAATTCATCACGGAATGCGTCTTCTATAGTGATAGGATCCATTCTTCTTCTGTTGTTATATACTTTGCTTCCCATAAGTTTGGCAGCAGCAAATTCATTATTTAAAAACTGAAGAGAGCCTTGTGTCATTTTTATTCCCTGGGCATTATAAAAAAAATCTCCTTCAGCAACAACTTCGTGACAAACCCCATATTTATCAGTAAAATCTTCATAGTTTTTATGCGCCGGTAAGAAGAAAGAATATAATCCTGTTGTGGTACGTCCGTTGGCATTTCTTTGTGTTACATCTGAACCATAATATAAAACTTCCATTTCGGCCCCTCCTTTATCCTTTGGATTTAAGGTACTTCCTCCTAAGAATTTGCCCACTATTTTACCTCCAGTAATCATTGTGGGGCGCACATTATCTAGGTGATCTATGATATTTTGGGGTCTTTCACGTTTTCCCATTTCATCACATAAATATCTTACAAGTTTTTTTGAGTCATACGCCAAAGTGGTGGCATTCATATAATCAACTCTTGTATTTAGATAATCACCTGTTTGAGTATCTTTTTTCTTTTTGGCTTCTTTGGTATTTTCAGATACTTTCCCAAAGAGCATTTTTTGGGTATCATCAATTTTTCCTTTAACAACAGGAATAAAGAAATAAGGTAAATTTTGAATTCCATGAGAATATTTATCAAATACAGCAGCTCCATCTTCACCTGTTTTAGAAGTCATTCCCATTAATGCATTTTTAGTAGAAGTAGAATCATTTATTAAAATATCGATGATTTCTTCAGTAAAACCAGTTCTACGCCCTTTAACAAATATCTCCCCCAAACATCTAGGATCTAAAATACAAGCTTGTGTAAAATAATACATTCGGGCCTGGGCATATCGAAATTCTTTATAACCACCGGTATCTTTCATCTGATTCCACTGTAAGCCCATATAGTGAGCCGGAGTAAGATATACCACTTCTCCAAAATTATAGAAGAACACGCCCTCACGTCTTCTTTTGAATTCTTTTAAAATAAAATCAGCATATTGGTCTTCATTTTCCGGTATAAGGCCTGTAGGTACTTCAAGGCGTCGCCAATATTGATCTTCTTTTTTGTACCTATGAAAAAGAACGCTTTTTTTGTTTGGTGGACGCTTTGGAAGCATTATTTTTAGATTATCCAAAACGATAATTTCTCCTTTAGTTCCCAAAGGGCAAATCATTATACTATCCGTTGCCGGGTCATACCATTCTTTATGGTAATTTTTAAGTGGATAAAATTCTTGATTGGCAAAACGTTCTGGATAACCTCTTTTGAATTCTCTTGAAGTTAAATCAAATTTGTTGGATTCAAGTTGAAGTTTCAACTCAATTATTCCTGCATTAATTTCATTTATTGCCTTGAAAATTAGAGGTTTAGCTCTACTAGCAGCTCCATGTTTTTCCGGATCAACATCTTCTGGATCAATATCTTTTCTAAGCGCTTTTCGAAACATTATCAAAGAATTTTCACCTGCCGTGACTAAATCTTCGATATGTCCCCTTAATTTGTTGTTGCTTGGAGCATTTATTGAATTTTGCCATGAAATAATAAGCTCTTTACAAGATGCAAATGTGTCAATTTTTGACCTCATTACACCTTCTAATTTATCGCCTTTTATTTCGGTAATATCAACCTTGAAGTTCAGTACTTCAATAGTATTTATTACAGCGTATTCAATATCGTCACTTAGATTTTTCATTATAAATTCAGTTTAAAAAAAACATTAACAACATTATATTTCAAATGTTGTTAATGTGGATTATGAATTTATAACAGCAACATTTATTGATAAAGCGCCGTTTAGAACAGCTGTTCCTACATTGGTTACCCTAATAGTGAACCCAAATCTAGTTGTTGAAGCAAGTGCAACAATTGGAGTTCCGGTTCCTGCATAAAGAACAGTAAGCTGTATATTCTGTTCTGGATAATATTTTTTATTGATTACATCAAAAGCAAACTGAGTATCAGCAGCATCAGTCAATACAACTGTCTGGATAATACAATTTTTATAATTTGCCGTAACTGGTGTAGTTTTATTAGTTGTCTGTACTACTGTTTTGATAATAGAAGCCATGATTTTATGTTTTTAGAGTTGATGTAAAGTTAATTAATTTTTGCTAATAGTCTGATATTACGCATCATATACATGTTTTTATCATCTATTTTAAATTCATATTCTGAATTTTTTCGAAAAACAACTTTATCTCCATCACAAAGAAGTTGTTTTTTTACTATATCACTAGGAAAACGCAAAATTCCAACGTGTTGTACAAATTTTATTCCTTCCCAATCAGTTTTTTCTTTAATAGGCTCAACAAAAACATAATTGTCTGTAGCTATTTTTATATTATCCCTTATGATTAAATAAATTAATTCTTCATCTATATAAAAGTGATCATCTAAAATATGATTATTAGACTGCATTGGCACTCCCCAATCATTTACAGCTATCCTAAAAATGTTGTGCTGTACAATTACAATATCCTTAACTTTTATATTGCCATTATAATTCATAGGTAATGCTACTACTTCTGCATATCGTTGCACATCCTCGTGATTTTCTATAGAAGTAGTTAAAACTATTTCTGAATCACCAATTTTTTTAGTGTTGATATACTGTTTTCCATCAACAGGCTTTATGATAAATTTATTTATAGACTGTAATTCCATAATCAATCAATTACGTATTCGACGGTAGTTAAATTATTTTTTGGTAATTTTTTCCAAAGCTGAATCTCATTATTTTCTCCTAACAGATAAATAAAATAATGTTCTTCATCTTCCAATATATTTTGAATTTCTCTTGAAATTTTATCTCCGTCGATATAAAAAGTATGTTTGGATCCTAAAAAATAACTCATTTGGTTATTCATGTCCAAGCCTACTGAAATTTTACGTATTTTGTTAGTTATGTTATTCATATTACTAAATCAATTATTTATATGGGTATTGTTAGGCACAGGAATTGGATAAATTGAGCTTCTAGCGGTTATTGTTACTATACAAGAGGAAACAGTTGTTGGTGTATCCCAAGTATATGTAGAACTAGCAGCTCCAGAACCATTCAATACCACTGTACCTGTTCTTGCCAAATGGATAGGATCCATATCCAACACGGTTACCGGGGCGCCAAAATTTAAGGAATTAAAATTTATGTCAGCTGTAACAGAAAAACTTAGGTTTAACGTTTCTCCTGGTTGTCCTCCTGTAAAATTTAATGTTCCAATACCAGAAATAGGAGCGCTTGAGTTTATAGCTAAACTGTCTAAGACGGATGTCGTATCTGAAGTTCTATATATGTTTTTTTTAAAATTATCCATCGATTAGGCTTTTGTGTTTCCAATCAGATAAAAAGTTGTTGTAGCTAGTTTTCTTTCGATGAAAGTTTGATACCCTTGTCCTTTCCCTTTTAATCCTATTGGATTTGTTAATGATACTCCTGTGCCTACGTAGGTTACGTCTGCTGTGCCTTCCTGTATAAATCCAACACAAAAACCACTAACAGTTACCGAAGCATTTATTGTGATAGTAATAGGAGTTGCCCCATTATTTATAAATATTACAGATTCATCATCCGCATCAGCAAGAACAGTACTGGCAGTAATTACTTTTTGATTTTTAACTGCTTTTATAGAACCATCAGCCATTAAATATTGTAGAGCAGTTCCCCCCGATTTTATGATAGAAGTTACGGTTAGGCTTCCTGTTTTTACCTCGTTTCCTGTAGTGTGTATTAACCCAGAATCTATAGCATAAACATTAGAATCTACTGTCCCGTCAGCTTTCAAAAATTGTGAGGCTAAACCGCTAGATTTTATGATAGCGGATACAGTAAGAGTTCCTGTTTTTACCTCGTTTCCTGTAGTGTGTATTAACCCAGAATCTATAGCATAAACATTAGAATCTACTGTCCCGTCAGCTTTCAAAAATTGTGAGGCTAAACCACCAGATTTTATGATAGAAGTTACTGTTAGGCTACCTACTTTAACTTCATTTCCTGTGGTATGTATTGCCGTTGGAGTTGTTGGTGAATCTGCGGTTCCACCCAAATCCCCTGCTAATTTTAATTTACCTCTATTTGTTGTGGTAGCGTCTACAGTAGAAAGCAAAATATAATCACCTCCTACTGTTGGAGGCTGTGTATCTCCAACAACCCTATCTTGTACTTTTGTAATATATTTCTCTCCGTTTACATTTACAACGAAAACCTCATAAGGCATTATTGTTTTGTTTGGAAATAATTGATTCACAACATCTTGTGGAGTTGTTAATGGGCCTATATAAAGGTATTCAGTTATTGCCAATGTACCACCAAATATAGGAGAAAGTCCTGCATTAGTAAAAGAGCGAATATTTCCAAAAGAAAAACTTTTAGTTCTTCTTGCCGGAGAATTACCGTCCGTTCCAATTACATAATCAAGTTCTGATATTGGCTCCTCGCTGATATATACATCTTCATTTGATATTTTTGTCATGGCTATCTTTTTTTACAATTGTATCTTTTGAGGTTTTGTTTACTTCAAATTTTGGACTTATGGTCGGGTGAACATGAAAACTTGCATGGCAACCAAGTACAAAAAGAAGGATGATTAAAACAGGTATTATTATTATTATTTTCATCGTTATGTTACATTTACAGATACTGACTTAATTGCCCCATTACCAATCTCTGTTGGAGTAAACGTTACTGGTACAGCAAATGTATGTGTATGCTGAGTTGAACCATCTGATACTCTAATATTGCATAATGTAATAGTTGCATTAACTGTATTGCTAACAATACCTTGAACACTATTACATTGATATATTGTTCCTCCTACAAACAAAACATTAGTCACTCCATTAGTTCCAGAAGTTCCTTGAGTTATTGATATTGAACTACTACCACCTATTATTTGATTCCAAGAAGGCGCACCAGAAGTGTTTATTCTCATTTGGAAAGTAAATTGAAATGATGGTCCTGTAGAAACAGACTGTATTTCTCCTGTATAACTATATGGACTAAAAACAGGAGTAGTTCCATATCCCCACCAATCATTAGGTAATATAAAAGGACCTCCTGCAATAGCTTTGTTTTTAGGAATTGAACCAGCAGCAGCTAAATCCCACAGACCATTTGATCCATTATACCATATTTTTGTTTGAACACCAATATTAAGACCATTTGGACCCATTATATCATTGGTGCTTATTGCACCACTAGAAGGAAGTGCCATATTATTTAGATTCTAAGATTAATATTCTTTTTTCTAACTTCTTAATAAGCTTTTGTTGTGATTTAATAGCTTCTACCAGTACTGCTGTCATGGCTCCATAATTCACAGATTTTAAAGCTTCTTCTGTATCTTCAGTTTTCACTAATTCTGGGAATACTTTTTCTAAATCCTGTGCTATAAATCCAATTTGATTTTTATCTCCTGTATCAATTCTGTCATGAATAGTTCCTTGAGTTTTTAGAACTCTTAACAATGAATTTTTAATTGGTTTTATATTAGTTTTTAATCTAATATCTGAAGATGCTGTTATAGATCCACTTGCAAGTATATTACCAATTACATGAAGTTTTTCAGATTGAGTAATAGTTCCAATACCTATTCTACCACTATTGTCAACATAAAAAGGGATTATACCATCTGTAACATTTCTAATCGCAAAACCAGCTTGCAATGAACCAAATGCACCATGAGCAATTTGCCATGTTTTACCTTCTACACCATTATTTAAAAAAACAGTACCCTGAGAGGCATTAACACCACCACCAGCATCGCCAGTAACATTTATATATCCACCTTGCCCAGAAGCGCCTAATACATATAATACACCACCTGTTGCTCCTGATTTACCAACTGATACAGTACCATTTACTTGAAATAGAGTACTTGGTGAAGTAGTTCCAATACCTATATTACCACTTCTGTCAATTCGCATTCTTTCAGCGCCATTAGTATCAAATGCTAATGAATATAAATGCGCCCCGCTATCTGTAACACCTAACGTAAAATATCCGTTAGTACTTGCGTCTTGTGTCTGTTTAATCCAAAAACCAGTATTAGCATTATTTCCTCCAGAAGCATCTTCAATCTGAAGACTTTTAATATTACTTGCAACACCATTAGTTAATGTACTTTTTAATGTCAGAAGGGTGTTAGGAGTAGCAGTTCCAATACCTACATTACCACCATTAGGATTTAATGCTAAACTATAATTTATTGAATAATCTGTTTTGTTTCTTGTTTGTATCCAAGAGTAAGTTGGGCTAGACATAACTCCCATATCTAAAGTAAGGTTTGTTGATTCGCTACTTACACGTAAAGAACCATTTGAACCTGTACCTGTTGTTGCTGGTGGGGCTAATGTTCCATGAGTACTTAATACAAGACCTGGTACAGTAGTTCCAATACCTACGTTACCACTCTCATTTAAATAAATACCAGTATTCCATACTCCAGCAGTTGTTGTCGTTTGTAACTGTAATTGAGATCTATAATCATTACCAACAAAGTTTGTACCAATTATTCTAACATTACCATTATTTTCAACATCTGAACCTCCTAATACTATAGAAGCTCCAGAAGCATTATTAACATTAGGATTTTGAATCTTAAGAACGTTAATAACCCCTACAGTATCAGTTGATTTAATATGAGTTCTAACTAATGGACTAGGAGTTCCAATACCTACATTGCCACCATTTAATACAGTTACTCTATCTACACCAGCAGTAGATAATGCAATAATTCCATTTGTAGAATTTAAACTTGCTTTTCCAGCAGTTGTAAAAGAATCTCCATCTAATTCAACATAAGTTGTAGTAGTTAAATTAGATAAAATAACTCTACCAGAAGCAGTACCGCCAACTATTCTTGAATCGGCAGTTCCAAATATCAATTTTTTATTTGTATTATCCCAAATAAAACCAGCATCCCCAGCCTGTGAATTTGTGCCATTCCAAAAAGATACTTGACCATTTGCGCCAGTTCCTGTAACTGGATTTGTTGGTAATTGACTTGTTAAGGCCAATACACCACTGGCATCCGGAAATTGAAAAGTTCTTGCAGTTACTCCAATAAGAGTTGTTGAAAGTGCAGCTCTACCACCATTATTTCCAGATATAGCTAGATTTCCTCCAAAAGTACCTACTGTTGGATTAGTGTAACCATTAGAAGTAAGATTGTTTACATTATTAAAACCAATTGACTCCACAAACGTAGTACCTACAGCACTAGTAAACGTTGCTACATCTGAAAATGTTTTTTGTCCCGCTATAGATTGATTTGTTGTTAAATTAACAAAACTTCCTTGTACAAAAGCGGTAGTTGCTATTTGCGTATTATTAGTTGCAGCTGCCGCCGTTGGTGCTGTTGGAACTCCTGTAAATGCGGGTGAAGCTAAAGGAGCTTTAGCATTCCAATTAGCAATATCTACTGTGGTTACGTGTTGAAAAGTTGGATTTCCATTTTTATTTGATAATAAATCATGGTCTGTAACCCCTATAGAGGAAGAAGAAGAAGTTGCAGTATAAGGTCTAAAATAAAAGTCATTTGGATCAATTAACTGTGATCCATTAACATTTGTTCCAGCTCTTAATAAGAAAGTACCTAATCCTATTGAATCTCCTAAAGGTAGTATATCTGGAAAAATAACCGAAGTAAGTCCGGCTAAAGCATCATCCCTATTTGCAAAAATCGCATTTACACCAAATGCGGGAGCATTACTTGTAGAAGCAATCGTTTGAATAATCATTGTTCCAGTAACAGAAACAAGTAATTTATACACTTGGTAATTGGTATTAGCTACTGAACCGGCACCAATGGCGCCAGATGAATTATACCATTGGGACGGATTTAATATAGTTGATAGAGCAATATTAACGGCAAGAGAACTAAGATTTGGCAATGCAAATAAAAATTGCATTGGTGTTGGATTAACAGTATCTACGATAGATAAAAAATTAGGATCAAGTTTATTATTAGAATAATTTATAGAATTCTTTCCAAAAGTAACACCTCTATTTCCAAATGAAATAGAGGCAGCTCCAGAAGGAACTATATATCCCGAAGAGAGAACAAGTCTATCTCTATTATTTACCCTATTATTTGCTAAATCTGGAAAATATTTGAAAGAAACGATACTATATACTCCCGCTGTATTTGCTATTATTATACGGGCCAGATAACAAGTATCTTGGTCATATACTTTTGATGTTCTATAAACAGAATTTCCTAATTTATCAATTCCAACATAAAATATAGATCTTGTGTTTACTGGTATTGTAGTATTTGCATTATTTGCAACAAATGTTCTAGTTCCAAAACTTAATAAAAAATTGACTAATTTATTTGCTGTAATATCAATAGCTATTTCATTTATGAATAAAATATTATCTACAGATGTTATAGTTAATGTATCTGCTGACGATATTGATACTATTGAAGTGTCTGTATCAATTCTGACTCTTCCTGTTTGATAAATATCTTTAAAATTTGTTTTATCTACTTTAGCTAACGAAATAACACTTGTTTCTGTTTGGTCTAGTTGTAATTGGACATTAACGCCAGTTAAATAATCTATATGAGGTATTGCAGAAACTTGTGTTGCTGCTATAGATATATTACTAGCTGTAGATACAGAACCATCAGCCATTAAATATTGTGAGGCTAAACCTCCAGATCTAATAATAGAATTTACAGTAAGGTTTCCGGATTTAGTTTCATTTCCTGTAGTGTGTATTACTGAAGAATCAAAGGCATAAGCATTGGTATCAATTGAACCATCCGCTTTAAGGAACTGCGAGGATAAACCACCAGATTTTATGATAGAAGTTACTGTTAGGCTACCTACTTTAACTTCATTTCCTGTGGTATGTATTGCCGTTGGAGTTGTTGGTAAATCTGCGGTTCCACCCAAATCCCCTGCTAATTTTAATTTACCTTTTACAGAATTTGTAGCATCTGGAGTACTATTTGCAGCAACAAAATCAAATACGGCATTACCGCTTGGAGCATGTGTAGTATCTCCATCTGTTACGGTTTGTGTTATTAAATCTGGGCCGGCACCAGGTATTTTCTCGTAAACAAAAGTATAGATGTCTTTCTCTATAAGATTTCCTAGAAAATTATTTCCTGGAGCCAAAACAACATCAAAAACAAAATAATCCGTAAATTCAGTTATAATATCTATGGAATAATAAGCAAATATGTTTTGGTTTGTTTTGCTTATTATTTTTAATGTAAATTCAGCCGTATTATCTTTTAAAAAATTTAAATAAGGAGTTAAATTTTGTCCAGCTAGTGTAGTTTTACTAACAGACATGGTGGTAATTAATGAAAAATCAACAATTCCATTAGTAAGAAAATATCCATTTCCATTAGGAGAAGTTAAAGATAAAGATGATTTAGAATAAATATAGTCCATTAATCCAGACGCCATATTAACGATGGTCTGTATCTCAAAATTTACAGTTTCTCCCTCATTTTCAGAATCAGATCCTATAAAAAAATCCGTAACAATGGGATATTGCTTTATAGGATATGCTGTGGTATTTTTTATCTTGGTCATTTTCTTTATTTTTAATAACATTTAAAACATATGAAACATAATGTTTCAAATGTTCTTTTTTATGGAACCAAAACACCGCCTCCTTGTGTTCTCATAACTTCAGATATTAAAGCTGATAAAGCACCAAATGCTAGATTAATATCTATAAAGGGAGTTCCTTTTATTAATCCTATGTCTCCTACTGCATAAGTATCTTTATATTTTCCAGAGTCAAAAAGTTTAATTGCATTATTTGCTAAAGAAATACTAGGAGTGGATAAAGACATATTTTGCGCTTTTTCATAAGTTGCCGGTACACCTTGAAGAACTATTTTTAACATACCGTTATCATTAGTAAAATCGTATCTAGCCATGATTTTTAGTCTTAAGTTATTGATTCTAACAAAGATATGAAAAAAAATAAGTACTTTTGTTGGAACATTAACAACATTATGTTTTAAGTGTTTCAAATTTAATTTAATTTAAAATGGAGAATATTATTAAGGAAATTTGCTCGGATTCCCAGGCAAAAGAAAAGTTAATTGAAGGAATAAATATTCCAAGTAATGTTGTAGGTTCGACAATGGGTTATAGAGGTCGAACGGTACTTATAGAATCCGATGGAGGATTCCCCACACCCACAAAAGATGGATATGATACTTTACGATCCATTGTTCTTGAAGATCCTGTAATGAATCTCGCCAATCTCTCCTTAAGAGAGGCTGCTGAAAAAACTGCAAAGGAAGCAGGAGACGCAACTTCGGCCACTGTAGTTTTAGCCCAAGCATTTATAAAATATTCTACGATAGAAGCAAATGAAGGAAAATCTCCTATTGACATTAAAAAAAATATTGAAGCTTCCTGTAAAAAAGTAATTGATTTCATTACTAAAAACTCCATCCCTATAACCGATAAATTAATTTTTGATATTGCCAACACTTCGAGTAATGGCGATATTGAAATTACTAAAATTGTAACTGAAGCATTTATAGCAGCAGGTGAAAATGGAAGTGTTGGACATTTTCGAAGCAACACAGATGATACTTTTTTAGAATTCATAGAAGGAAATCTTTTGGAAGCGGGATATGCAGATGAACGGTTTATAAATGTATTTAGCGACAGAACAGTAGTATTTGATGAAGAACCATTAGTTTTAATTTCAGAAATAACCTTTCAAACGGTTCAACAAATACTTCCATTTGTGGAATTTGCAAAAACAACCAATAAACAGATTTTGATAATATCTGATATGGACTTTAAAATGCAAGATGCCCTTTTAGATAACAAATTAAGAGGTGCGTTAAAAGTATGTGTTATTAAACCACCTCATTTTGGACAAAAAAGAAAAGATGTATTAGCTGATATAGCCTTAATATGTAAAACTAATTGCATTACCACACTCTCTGGAGAAAATTTCTCGGATCGTTTTATGGAATTTTTAGGGAGCTGTAAAAAAGTTGTAGTTGGAAATACTGATACGGTATTCACGGCAGGGGAAAATACTGCTAAAGAGCAGATTGATTCCAAAATTGAAGAACTCAAAGAAAATATTAAACAAACCATAAATCCACACGAAATAAAATACTTGAGAGAGAGAATTTCAAAGTTATCCGGAAAAGTCTCTATTATAAAGGTAGGTGCGCTTGTGGAGGCAGAATTGCAGGAAAAAATAGCCCGTGTTGATGATGCTGTTTGTGCTGTTAGATCCGCTAAAGAAGAAGGGGTAGTTGCCGGAGGAGGGGTGCTTTTAAAATGTGCTTCCAATTTAGATATTGACAAAGTTACCAAAAAAGCTTTACAGGCTCCATTTTATAAAATACTAGAAAATGCGGTAGTTGATTTTGATAAGCTTCCAAAATTTGCTTATCCATTTGGATATGATGTGAAAGAATTCAAATTGGTAAATATGATTGATGCCGGAATTGTAGATTCTTCCAAAGCCATTAGAAATGCTTTAATAAATGGCATTTCAGTAGCTATTACTATTCTTATGACTGACAATGTAATCACCCAAAAAAGAGGTAAAAATGAGTTTTAAAGGAAAATGTTTAGGATCAAACGTAATCGTTTTGCCGCAAGAAAACAAACAGCTCTCGGAAGCTGGTCTTGATTTCACCACTGTACAGGATAAAAATCAAAAATGGGGTAAGGGAGCTGTAATTTCGGTTGGTGAAAATGTTCCAATGGATAAAGAAGGCAGTCCTTGTCTTAAAGAAGGAGATATTGTAATATTTGACAGAAATAAATCTACTGCCTATATTGAAGACAATATTGAATATCAAGCCATGTATTATACAGATTTGGTAAAAAAATTTTAATAAACACTTGAAACATTTATAACATAATGTTTCAAGTGTTGTATTTGTGTCTTCTTACTGGCTTGAAATAGGAACTTATTTTAACTACCAGTTTTTCTTTACTCATAATTTTTTGTCCGTTTCGAGGATCTATTACCATTTTTGGTGGCCGTAAATAACCACGTACTGTTCCAACACCAGGAATGACAAAAGACCGTTGATTAGCAACCGCATTATGTAAAAGATCAAATATTAAATTGATTGCTTTATTGGCCGCTTTGCTTGTGATACCAGATTCTTCTGATACCAATTTTATCATTTCCAATCTACTTAGTGAATTTTTCATTTTTTATTGTTTTATAATAACAAATCTATCGGGTTCTTTTTTTCCGGTAATTATGGCCGTATTTTCGGCTGCCATTTCCATAATCACTTTTTCTAATTCTGGTGGCACTTTTCTATTTAATGTTGATCTAAAATCAAATTTAGACTGGTAAGCAATTTTATCATAAATAGAGGTCAATACATTAATGAATCGCACAGAAAGGCGAAACAAACCAGTTGGTTTTTTTACGTTATCATCGTTTATGATAGATTGGGTTTGATATATAAAGCCTTCTTTTATAAATCTATTAAAGACATTTGCTTTAGGATTACCAATCAAAAGGCATTTATTAATGAATTGGTCTTTTGTGAAATGAATATTTTCATAGAAATGAAATCCAATTTCCAAATCCATTTGAGAAATATTATATTTTATGACTGCCCAATTAATTACAAAAACATAATACTTCATAAAATTGAAATCTTTTTCTATAATATGAAGCTGTATTTTTCTTTTATGTCTTCGATTGCGTCTTACTTCTAGTTTTTCAATTAATTTGCGACCATTGACTGTGAGTGCCAATTCATCTTCAGTTCTTATCCTTCTGAAACGAGTTCTTAATAACCATTTTTCTTTAGTTTCACCAGGGCGAACTTTCAAAAATTCCTCTTGGGTACGAAGTTGATAAGGACTTAATCCTCTTGAGCTTGAAACGCTTCCAGTTTTTGCTTTTTGCTTTCTTTTTTTTCCATTAACCTTATCCCTAATTGCATTTTTTGGAGAGTTAGCATAAGGACTTCCTCCTTTCATTCCTGCAAATCTGCTGTTCTTTGGTTTCATTTTTAATTCAATTTAAATAAACTGGCTTGCTGTATTTTTAATTTTACGGCTTCATACTGTTCATTGCATATAAATTCATCGCCTCCAGAACCGATAGTAGTGTATTCTGGGGAATCTCTTCGTGGTGAAAAATAGTCAATATTAATAAATCCATATTTTCTTACAATACACTCCTTAAACGGAACATTCCCACCAGTTTCTTGTATAACAATCTGGTCCTCATGCAAACAAAATATATTCAATTCAACTATCATATCAATTTTTCGTATAATTCTCCTGGTGTAATGTATTCTGAATCGGGTGAGGGTTTTCCAAAATTGGTGTCAAAACAATAGTATTCTATTTCGTTTCTAGCCTCTTCTATATTTGAAAAAAATAATGGCAACAAAGTGAATATTTTTTTAATAAAAAGTATTGTTTCACTATCTTTTTTGTTTTTTTTTACCATTACTTCAAGAAAATTAATTGTGTCTATAAATGTTTCCTTGTTTATCATTTTATTTATAAACTATTAGTATTCAATAATATAACTCTGCTAAATTACAAATATTTTTCATTAATTGAAACAAAATGTTTTACATGTTGTATATGTTACTAATGTTTCAAATGTGGTTAATGTTTGTTATGTTGTTAGATGATTCGAAAAAACAAAATTCATCAGTATAAATGCCTAATTCTTGATTTATATTATTTCTAAGAAGGATCCTGTTTTTTAATGAGTATGTAAGTCCAAGTTTGGTAAGTCGCAGAGCAATTTTTTGAGCTTGCTTAGTGAGTTCTACATACTCAAAATCTTTAAACATAAGTTTTGGAGTTCGCTTTAGATTATTTATAAAATCCATATAATCTTGTCCATATTCATGTATAAGGCCTTCCCTTAATAATACATCATCACTTTGAAAATGATTGGATTGGGCGCTTTGTCTATGAATATTATGAAGATTGTACCTAATGGTTGGGTTGGAACCTCTGCTTATGACATGCCCTGCGTCATATTTATTGGCGGTTTTACCACGAGCAAGACAGGGTAAATCTTTATCAATAAGTCTAACGATTATATTTATTTGCTTCTGAAGACTGTTTTTCCAATTGGTTGTATTTTCAGTTAAAATGGCTTTTTGTTGTTTCCATTTTTTTTCAGCTTGTTTTTTTTGGGCTTTTTTTTGTTTAGCAACGACTTCTAAAGCATAAGCAATGCGGCAATCCTCTTTATCGCAATATTTTTCAAATGAAGAATATTTAGGAGCAAAAGGTTCGCCGCAATGTTTACACTTTTTAGCCATGATTTAGAAATTAATCATCAATTGGATCATTTGAACCAATAACTTCAGAACCCACAATTTCAATATCTTCAATATTTGTACCAGGACCATTAAGAATTTCTTCTGGTGGGAGAGAGGGAGCCGATATCACCTGTGCTTGTTGTGATTCAGCAATTTTTTTATTTAAAAAATCGATAATTGGCAAAGAATATTTTGCCGGAAGCTCCAAATTATAATTTTGGAGCCAATTAATTTCTTCATGGTTTAGTGTTATCATGTCATTTCATTTTTAATTATTGGAATTTCAGTTATATTATCAATTGATTTTAAATATTTGCAAATATTTCTAAGTCTTTCTATGGCATGTTTTTCTGATTTGGCAAAAATGATTATTTCTTCATAATCTTTTTCAAACCATTTTATTCTCCAAAACCAATATTGAATGACAAATTTTTTCATATTGAAACATGATGTTTAAAATGTTATTAATGTTTCAAATGTGGTATTTTAACATTCATTTTAAAAGCGAATAAAACAATAAACTAACACAAATGATAGCCATTATCAATTCAATAAAAAATATTTTAGTTCCTTTTTTTATAAAAATATTTTCGCCTATGTGAAAAGTTTTAAATCGAGTCATATTTTATTGTATTTCTTTTTTTCATTAAATGTCTAAGCATTTTGTTTTTTGATGGATCTTTTGCCCATTCAGAAATTAAATCTTCTAATTGGTTTCTAGTAAATCCTTTAGTTAATTTATCAATTTCAGCATCCTTTTGTTCTTCCGATTTGACAGCTGACATTCTTTTTTTATATGCTTTTTTTACATCTTCTATTGTCATTTCATGTCCAAAAGTCAAATTTTTGGTTCTATTATGCAGCTGATCCCGTAAATCCACTTTCATTTCCAAATATTGAGGAATCCATTTATGGAAAACGGTCTGTGAATCCAATTTAAAATCCCTTCCATCGCCAATTCTTCCGGTTCTAGCCATTCGGAACATCAAAAGAACATCTTCTATTGTTTCATATTTAAAAACTTCGATAAGGTCAAGCGCCATAACAATTGCTTGATCGTCCGTAAATTTTCTCCCCACATTAAAATTGGAAGAAAGACGATTAATAAGAAATACAAGTATTATAGCTAAATTTTCATCATCAATGGTTTTACTCAAGCGTGATAAAGTTGTTCCATTCAATGCTTCATCTAATGTCATTTGTTTTTCAAATAAAGCTAATTTTGGATTATCATTTTTTGAAATAATAGTAATCAAATCAATGGTTACCGGCTTAATAATGCCAGGAAGTCTACTAAAATCTATATTTAATCCCTTACTCATGGTTAAAATATTTATGAACAGCTGCCTTTGCATCGTTCCATTGTTCTTCCACCGAAGGAGTTTTGCCTACTGGAACTTTAACATTTGCATAATTACCTTCCAATACTTTCACAAAATTGGTTGGATTTAATAGCCAATTCAAATTAGCTTTCCAATTATTTATTTTTCCATTTAAATAATCACTCTCACTTGTATTTATAAAAACCTGTCCAATTTGCTCCAGGGAATACGTTTTTAAAAGCTTATCAATCATTTTAATCCTTTCGCTTGTAAGATTTGCTTTTGGCAATTCAACACAGGTACCATTAAAAACATTTATGATTTCTTGATAATCCAAATTGAACACTTTTGTATTTTGTTCAACTTTGTTTCTCTTTGTTGTTTTTTGTTCAACTTTGTTCGTTTTCTGATTTCTAACAATCCCAGAAATTTTTCCAGCTTCACTTCGTTTTTTACTTATATCATAATTTTTTAAAAGAGCTTTTTTTATCGGCTCAAAAGCCATATTTATGACATAATCTTCAGAAACAGGATCTTGTTCATGTACAAAAGATAAAATATGCTTGAATAATTCCCCCGCTTTTTCGTTCGGCAAATGGGATATGATATGGATTATATCATAATTAAGCATAAAATATTTTTTGCCATCGCCCATATTGATCTATTTTTAGAAAGGTAAATCGTCTTCTTCCTCTTCGTTTATATTTGAACTAGGTGAATAGGATGGTTGTGGAGCTGGAGCAGGAGTAGGGGAAGCAATATCAGCAGCGGAGCGTTCAATTTTCCAGGCTACCAAAGTATTAAAAAATTTATCTTCTCCTAAAGGACTGGTCCACATTCGCCCTCGTATGTTTATAGAAACGATTACATTATTTCCAACGGCAAAATTGTCAAGTTGAAATACATTATCATGCTGAAGCTCCAGTAAAATAAGCTGTGGAAATTGCTCGTCTGATTTAACTACAAATTCCCTTTTCATAAAATTATCGCTAATTTTTTGGGTTTCAAGAATCCTGTGTATTTTCCCGAAGATTTGTGCCATTTGAAAAATTTTTGAATTTTTGAGAAATTTTTATTTTTGTAGTATTTTTTAATAAAATTTAAAGTAATAGTCAATAACTATAACAAGTAAAATAATTTACTTGCTTGTGGAGGAGATTGTTTCGGAATGAGCAGAGTTTCCCTTAAGAGATTGGATATTTTTTTTTCGCTTTATTGAAAAAGTAAATCCAAAATCCAAAAGAGAAATTCTGTTCAAATTTATGATTTGCCATTAGTTATCGACAGCTCCTCACTCACAGTCTGAATATTTTGTTTTGGTTACCCGAACCAATTACGCCGGCATTCCAGATTCGTTTACCGCTTGCCCTCACGTCCCTACTTTTTTGACAAGTTTTTAAAATGGGTTAGGTGCGTGTTTCCGACTCCTCCTTCCCATTCGAACCAAAAAATTTATTGTAGTTAAGCTATTACAGATTAGGGGTCTGCTATTTTGTTAATCGACATACATACAGTCGATTAGTGTAAATGTATAAAAAAAATTAATACGTATAATTATATATTAACAAAAAATTTATTTTTTTTAATTGTAGGTATATATGCGCAAATTAGAGGGTTTTATTCTAAATATTTTTTACCCATATCTACAAAAGATTTGTTACAGTAATGCAGTTTATTTCTAATTGGATCGGCTGAAGCC